AGGTAAACTCGCGGGCTGTTTTGGGGAGTCGCCTCCCCGTCTCGCCATGTCTGGCAACCCTGTCTGGATGATCCGCGCTGTGAGTGACCTTAGCCTGATTCGTAATTTTTCCATCATTGCCCATATCAATCACGACCTCCTCTGAAAGTTCCTGATAGTCCCGTCCACCTCTGGACATTTTCCTCCTGAAAGCCCCGCAGTAGAGCTGTTGCGCTTGTGACAAGACGTGACATTTATTGACAAGCTAGGACACTTCCTTCCACTTGAAGTCAAAAAATTTGCGTACAAGGGTGTGTACACATTCTCGTCCTGCCTATAATCAGGGCTGTTTTATGTACACAGGTGGCCGCAATGCCCGCAATCTCTGACTCTTGGCTGAAAGCCAACCACAAGAAGCCTGTCGATAAAGGCTACGAGAAGCCGGACGGGGAGGGGCTCAGCGTTCGAGTGTCCCCAGCCGGTAAGCTGACTTTCCAGTACCGGTACCGGTGGCAGGGTAAGGCCGCTCGGATCGACTTCGGCTCCTACCCCAACATCGGTATTAAGGAGGCGAGGGAGCTGCACCGGAACGCTCGCGGCGCTCTCGAGTCTGGTAGAGACCCGAGGGTCGAGCGCACCATTGAAAGGTCCAGGCTCGCCACCTCAGTCACGAATGAGCAAATCATCCGCGACTGGTACGAGGACTACTGCAAGCACGAGAAGGTGAAGCACAGGGAAATCCTGAGGTCTTTTGAGCTGCACGTCTTTCCTGAGCTTGGGCGGATACCAGCTGACGACACCCATACGCTGCAGTGGATGAATGTGCTGGACCGGGTGAAGGAAACAGCGCCCACCGTTGCAGTGCGCATCCTTGAGAACACCAAGCAGGCGCACCGCTGGGCTCACCGGCGCCGGCTGATGCGGGACAAGCCACTCGCTGACATCGGTGCCAGGGAGGACCTGCGGGTCGACAAAAACACCCGAGGTCGTCCGCTCAGCAATGACGAGCTCTACTACGCATGGCATGCCCTGGAAGCCTGCAGGATGAGCGGCAGCAACAAGCTGTTCGTCAAGCTGTGCCTACTGTTCGGATGTCGCGGGATTGAGCTCAGGCAAGCTGAGAAGTCAGAGATGGACCTTGAAGCCGGTATCTGGACAGTTCCTGCCCACAAGACCAAAACGAGGAAGAAGATCAAGCGCCCGATCGTCAGGCCGATCATTGATGAGGTGAAGCCGCTGATCGAAACCTGCCTGCTGTTCAGCGGATCGTCGCCCTATGTTATCCCTGCTGGGAATGGCTCGATGCTGAAAGAGGGTACGCTGCTGACTTTCCCTGCTGCGGTTATTCGCGGGGCGAAGAAGCTCTATGATAGAGACATGCCCCACTGGAGTATGCACGACCTGCGGAAGACAGCTCGCACCAACTTCTCCTCCCTTACCGCCCCGCATGTGGCCGAGGTGATGCTTGGCCACACGCTGGGAGAGAAGGCTGTCTACGACCACTACCAGTACCTTGATGAGCAGCGTGAGGCTTACTCAGCGTGGTACCGGAGGCTGATGGAGATTGTATCTACTCCACCTGCCCGCCCTTGATGAAGTCCTTCTTACGCTGCAGAAGCTCGTCGAACTCATCCAGGTCTCCACGGCGCCACAGGGACGGGGCGCCGGTGCCGGAGATTACCGGGGCAGGAAACCCCTTTGTTTCCATCCACCGCACGAGAGTGCGTCGGCTGTTCCGCCGGTACCGGGCTAGGACCTCCGCGGTAGTAAGAAGGTCGTTTGGGGACTGAGGTGATTGGGCTTCAGCGTGTAGTGCCATGTTCTTTCCTTATTGAATACTCTGCGATGAATGTACCTGCCAGGTGGGACTCAAGAGGTAAGCCAGTCTCAGCATGGTTGGTTATGCCCACTGACCTTGCTACCTCGTAAGCCAACCGCCGCTTTATCAGGTCGTCTGGCCGAGAATGCTCCCACTCTGTTGCGCGATCGAGGCCAAAGGACTCATCACGAATACAGGATCTGGGTCTACCAGTTGGAGTGCTTGTTTGACTTGCGATACCGGGTCCCTCCCTTCGATTACGCGGGATATAAAGGGCTGGTCCTTTGCGCTCATCTTTCCGACGATACGTCGAGCGGAAGCCCGGACACCCTCGTCAGTTCCGACCAGCCTGCAGGCGAGGGCCAAGATGAGCAGTGCGTCAGTCATGGTGTAGTTTGGGTTGGCTGAAGGCATGCTCAGCTGGCTCCTTTTGTCCTGTTCTGTCGTGTTTTGTCGCATAGTACCCCTAAGTTGTTTTTGCGTAAAGCCGTAATTGCGGCTTTACGCTGAAGAAGGCAGTGTGACGCCCATCTCGTGCTCCAGTTTCCACATGAGCACCATGTCATCCCGCCAACGCAGTAGGCCTTGTTCAGGTACGTCCTTTCCGGACGCTGCCAGCTTCTTCAGCAGCAGTCTGGCGTCCTTCTTCTCAAGGCCCGTGAGGTCGTTGATGTTGCGCCAGGTAACCTGTTCGCCGGTTGCCTCGTTGATAAATCCATCTTCTGTTTTGATTATTTTCATGCCATTTCCTCGTACTCGTCGTCTATCTCAACGCCTTCTTCGTTGAGGCGGTTGGCCAGCACCGTGGCCAGCACATACGTTGGTTCTGTGTCGTCGACAACCTCGTTAAGGTGCTCTTCCAGCACCTTAACGATCGACGCACGGGTCATGACTGCCATTACCTTCTCTGGCGTCACCATGGGTCGTTACCTCTGGTTTGTGGTATAGCCTGAAGTAGTTGATGCTCTTCGAGGGCCTTGTAGTCGGCGTCGATCATGTGGCCTTCGGCGGGACGCCTTTCTCCAACATCTTGCGGACCTTCTCGGCCTGCTCGACGGGGACTACTTGGCGCTTCGGCTTTTCCGGTTCAGGGATGAGGGCGGCTGCCTCGGGTACCAGCTCCTGCAGTTGCTTTTTGGTCTTGCAGGCTTCGAGGAGGCTGGCCAGCTCAGCGCGGAACGCCATGGCTTCCTTCACTACGTTGAGGAAGTCATCTTCGACGGACTTGAGTTCGGCTACCAGCGGGTGGCAGTGAGGGAGCTTTTCGACACCTTCCAAGGCTGGCAGGGTTGATGGGGCAGTCAGCCTCAGCCTGTAGGTATCGAAATTGTTCTGAACGTGTGTTTTGAACTCAGAGAAGGGCTCTGAGAAGAGGACCTTGCCCAGGGTATGCTCGAACTCTGTGCGCCCCTCTGAAAGAGTGACGTTGTAACCCTTTCTGCTGATTCCTGTGATTTCCACGGGATATAGGCTGTCCTCTTCCTGCGCCTTCCGCGGCGTAACCGTATAGACGCCGTTCACCAGCCCGAGCTGGATCAACTCAGCCCACTGTTTCTGCGGCACCGGGAACACCTTCTTCACGTTCTCGATGTGAGCCGCCCAGAACTCTTTGTTGATGGCTTCCATCCGCTTAACCAGTGTTTCAGCGTTGTGGGCTACGGCCTTGATCATCAGCTGATCTGCGATGTCAGTGCGGAGCTTCTTGTTCAGGTTCATTCGTCGGTTCCTGTGTCATTGCGCACCAGCCCGCACCGGCTACGATCTTCCGCGTAGTCGCTGCAGGCTCTGAAAGTCCAGTCTGGTGTCGCTGTTGGAGGTGGTGGGCCAGGCCTGTCAAGCGTTTCGGCGGTGGCCAGCAGCAGGGCTGCAGAGTAGAGGAGGGTGAGTACGGTGGTGGCTACGATCCCCGCGGCCAGCAGGTCAGGTTCGCGCTCCTTCATAGTCGATAAGCCCTTGCTGTTTGAGCCACTCGGCCAGGTGGGTGGAGGTGTAGTCGCTGCCTGTAGGCACCTCTGACTCCGGTACTTGGTGGAGGACGATCGGGTGGCTTGGCTCTCCGTCCTTCGTGCACAGGAACAGGTCGTACTTGCCTCTGACTGCCTCTTGGTAGCAGAGCAGGCGGTCGCCGTCCCGGTAGTAGGCGCGGCATAGTCCGTTCTCAACTCGCAGTAGTTTCATCGTGGATTGCCCTCAATGTCGTTGGGGTAGGCGTACACCAGACACTCCAGAACGTGCGCTGAATCCGTCGGAACATCGACGAGCCGGCCGTTCTGGTCTACCAGCTGCCAGCCTTGCATGACCGCCTTGATGGTAAGCGTGTCACCGTTGTTCATGGCGATCTGGACGCCGTTCGCCACATGCCCTCGCAGAGAGTGAAAGGCGTCCTGGGTGGTTGTCGTCGGCTCCTCGTCCGGATAGGTGGTCAGGTGCTCCATAACCGGCCCGTCTTGGTCGATGGCCACCCACTGACAGCAACAGCTGTGTGCGAAGTGGAGCACCTCTTCCAGGTCTGTCGGCCAGTTGTCCGACATATCCTCGACGCGCTCGGCGACGTGCACTCGCCAGCCGTAGGTGCCGATCGGATCCGTCACAGGCAAGTCGATACCTGTGTCCGGTGTGACACCCATACGCTCTGCGACCTTGCTGTCCAGCAGATCTCTGGTCTCTTGGGAAATGTGCGCAGTCGATACGACGATCATGCGCTGAATTTCGTATGTCATCCGGCCTTCCTCGCGGTAAGTGGGCGGTGCTCCCAGCTGATCCGGTGCTTGTCGGCAAGAGAGGCCTGAGCCCACACGCTTCCCGCCACGCCCTCTGGGGCGATGTGCAGCCAGTCGCAGTGGGTATCCAGCCATTGCACGATCAGGCGCTTGGTCTCTGCGTCGATCTGCCAGGCTGGAACACCACCGTAGAGGTTCACCCCGCCTTCACCCTGCATGAAGGTGCTGACGTAGTAGCGGGACACGAACTGGCCGTGATCTGTGTGGTCGTAGCGGGCGTCGAAGAACTCGATCAGCGGCTCTTCCTCTGCGTGGATCAACTTGTCGTCCAAGCCGTATTTCTGGCCAAACTCAACCAGTCGAATGTTCCACTCGATCTGGTCGTAAAAGGTTGCTGTTTGGTGCATGGTCACTCCTCAGTCAGAATGAAGCCGGCAAACGCGGTCTGCTCGGACCTCACGCCTTTCATGGTGTAGTGGGTATGGACGATGATTCCGGGCATGGCGTAGCCTTCCTCGTCGTCCAGCGGGGCTTCAAGGGTGAAGCCGTGCCAAACCGCCCAGCCGGTAAGTTCGCGGGCTTTGGTGAAGTCCTTGGCAGTTTTGAACTTGACCGTCATCTTGTGCAGGATCTGGACACTCTGTACCCCAGTCAGCTCAAGCACCCTCTGCCCAGCGTCCTCACAAACCTCGTCGTGCTCCTCTGTAGAGAGCTTGAGATGCGGGTAGGGGTAGGCGTTCTGCAGAATCAGTCTCATGCCGCTTCCTCCTGTTCCTCTGCGAGTCTCACGTCGATCAGCTTGCGGATGGCTTCCGCTTGGGTAACCAGATACCGACCGTCGCGGTCCAGCGTCTCCAGCAGCATCCGGATCGGGTCGTCCTCTTCAAGCCCCAGCTGCCTGCACAGGTAGGCCACAGACTCGGTGAATCCGTCCTCTGATACCGCCCGCATCTGGGTACCCGGGCTGAACTCGAAGCAGAACTCAGGACCTGCGAACAGGTGAGTCGCGGCCTTGGCCAGCTCAACGCAATCGAAGATCTGCTCTCCGATCAGGGGCTCGCCGTCTAGTTCGCACTCCCATGACGGCTGAATCTCGACTGAGCTGCCCATAGGGACGTCGTGATGGGACAGGGCGCAGGTGAGTCGGCCGAGGCCGATCTGCTGCAGCCATAGCTTGCCGTTGGAGATGGTGAAAGGGGAGTTCACGGAGACCTTGTCGGCCAGCTCCTCTCCGTCGAAGGCGCACTCTGCGTAAGCGTCTCGACCCCTCCAGTCAGCGTTGCCGATGTCGATTCGCAGGCCGCTGGGCGCCGGCAAGCCTGCCGCTTCGAGGTGGTTTCCGAGCTGTTCAACCAGCTCGGATAGGTGGGATTTGTAATCGTCCCACTCTTCGCCGGTGCCGACATCCCGGCCGTCAATAGACTCAGCGGGCTCGACGATAGGGCGAACTACCGAATCGCAGTGGCCGCAGCGGTGGTACGGGCCGCTTACATGCTCGAACTCGCTACCTTCGTTGTCGTCGATATGGACTGTCTCAGACGTTCCGCACTTGGGGCATTCCCAGCTGTTGAACAGCTCCAGTTCTGCCTTCCACTGCTCGTAGGTGTCATAGGAGAAGTAGCCAGCCACCTGGGACTTGACCACCCCGTCCTCGGTGTAGAGGTGGGCACGGTCTACCACGTCAGTAGCGATGCGCTTGAGCCGCTCCTGAAACTGGGCAGGTTCACAGTTCAACACCCTTGTCGCGTAGTGGAACAGCTGCGACCCGTCAGCCTTGGGGTGGCGGTGCAGGTAGTTCCTTAGCGGGTACTTCAGCTTTTTCTCGTTGTAGTTCACCAACAGCTGGCGGAGCAGGTGGGGCTGCTCGACGAGGTGCAGGCGGCTGAACTGTTCCGGGGTGGCCCCATGGAACATCAGGAGGGTTGGCAGATAGGCTGAGGCGTAGTCGCCCATGGCCGATTTTACGATGCCTTGGTAGAGTTTTTTCATGGCTTTGGTCTCTCGATAACGACAGGGTGCCCAGCGTCGTCCTGCACTTCGTAGCGGCCTTGGTACTGCAGGGCGTCTACCACCTTCTGGCGGTGGGAATCGTCCAGCCCTGCCGCATCCAGAAACGCCTGGACGCTGCACCAGTCGGAGCTGACTTCGCAGTTCAGCTCCCTGTGGAAGTAGGTGAGGCGGTAGGTGCCTCGGTGGCGTATGAAAATCGCGGCGACCTCGGAGCGGGGGTCGAGTTTGGTGGCTCTCACTCCATGTCCTCCGCGGCGTCGGACGGGATGATGTCCACATCCACGTTGTTGTTCTCCCCTGGCAGGGCGAAGACAAAGCTCTTGCGCTTAGGCAGCTCACCGGTTTGCCGGTTGTGGAGGCGCATGTCCTCAAGGGCCTTCCGCACTTGGGTGTGCAGTGGTCCGCCGGGGTCGTTGTGGAAAATGTCCCCGTCTTCCCCAATCTCAAGGATTACGAGCCTGGACTCCACCTCGTGCATCTCTGCGTCGAACAGGCAGTAGTCCTCGAAGGCGTCTGGGCTAATCTCGTAGATCTCCCAAGTTGACTGCGCTTCACTGGGGCCAATCTCTACGCGGGCCTGCAGTCTGACTGAATGGCTCATGCTGTCTTCTCCTCTGCTTTGCGCAGGTGCCATGCCGGGGGAACCGAGCTGTAAATGACGTCATCCTCGAGGGCGTAATAAAGCTGCTCCTCGATGTAGCCCTTGATGTCGTTCTTGTCGTTCTTCCCTCCGGCCTTGACGACGATGCCGGTGAACGTAGGGGTGACCCTGACCATGTGGTGAGACCAGTGGGTGTAGCCGCCGTGGTCGTCCATGTGGTGGAAGGAGGTCTGGAAGGTCAGCAGGTTGTGTGGCGTCTCCGTCTCAGCCATCTGGGTACCTGCATCAAACCCGCTGCCAGACGGCAGGTGGGTCTTCACCAGTCGATCAATCTCCTCCTCTACGTGGTGGAGTTGCTCACGGGTTCGATCATCGAACTGGGGCTTGTCTCGAAGGGTGTTGCGAATCTGGCACAGGGACGCCAGAGCGACGTAGAGCTTTGCTTGTTGCGCCATGGGGTTGGCTCCTTACGGGGTTGTGGGTTGCCGTGTTTGCGTCTCTGCGGGAGGCACGTAACGGGTGCCATGCAACATCTGTCTCGCTAACCACGCCGGTTCGATCGGGTAGTCGTTGAGCAGCTCCCGGCGCTGGCGGAAGCAGTCGACGAACCCTTGGGCCTGAGACCCTTCCTCGTTCTTGAGGATGTCCTCGATGAGCGCCGCCGCCTGCTCCTTCCAGAAGTTGCGGATGCCTACGCAATGGCCGTTGACGACGTACTCGATAGTCGCCGTGGAAGGGGAGCGAAGGTCGAAACGCATCTCGATGTATTCGCCCGGGCCAAGTTCTACTGCATGGGTTCCACACTGCCTGGGGTAGGTCATGATGACGAATCCTCGTAGCTCAGTAGGCGGGCCTTCAGCTCCTCTGCGTCTTCCGGCAGGCGGTAGTCAATGGCATGGGAGTAGTTATCCGGGAGCGTCTCGGCCTTCCTGGCCTTGGTCCCCTCGATGACAGCGCGGACGTCCTCGATGGATCCAGACACCCAGATCACGCGGTCATCTGTCTCATCGGTACCGCCGTCAAACCCGTACCCGAGGATCTCGTACAGGCCGGTTGGCTCGTCGTCTTCATTCCCCACGTCGCGGATCTCGAACCCTTCAGCGGTAAGCAGGTCGCAGAGGTCGCTGGTCGTGGTTGAGTCCCACTCGACCCCGTCTACCAGCCGATGGATGTCCTCCAACAGGGTGGCGGCTCGCTCTACCGTGTCAGCGGGCGCTCCAGCCCCGGTGTCATGCCGGCGGAGGAGCTCTGCGAGCGACATGCTCTCGTAGGTGTCTTCCGAGTGATGCGGCTCGATCTCCTTGTTGCAGGCTGGGCACTTGTCGTTGCAGGCACAGTCCCATTCGTCGATCCACTGCTCACCGCAGGGGCATTCGTAGTGGTTGATATACCTCATACCGTAGGTCTCCAGTCGGTGAACACAAACTCAATCGCGGACCAGACAAAGTAGTAAGCCCACTTGCCTTCGATCTTGCCGCGGTGGAACGTCACGAGAGGGTCCGATTCAATCGGGCTGCCCTTTCGGTACCCAAGCTCCTCTTGGAGCAGCCTGACTTCCTCCACCTTGACGTTCGCAAAGAACGATCTGGAGGTGACCTCGATGGAGCCCTCAATCAGGTCATTCAAGTGCGCTACGTTACCCGGCCAGTTCTCTCGGTTGCTGAAGAAGGGGAGACTGCGCTTAGCCATCTTTGCGGCCCTCCAGCCAGTCCATCACCTTCTTGACTCGCTTAGCGTGGCTCATGTAGGTCTCGCCTCGGCCTCGCGGCGCCATGAAGCTGTAGTGACATTTGCCCAGGCGGACATAGAAGGTGGTCACGTCGCCGCTGTAGAACTCGCTCATGTAGAACGACTGATTTCCGTTTCCGTGTTGCCAGTCGCAGGGCGGCAGTACCTCCAGCGCGTATTCGTACTGCTCCTCGGTGATCTCCACCGGGTCAGTGGTCATGGCCTTCTCTGACTCGGCAATGAACTCGTCAGCGTCCCTCAGCACAGCGCCCGTCCGCTCCTTCATCTCGTCGACGGTGTCGCCGCTGTACATGCCGAACAGCTCGCCGGTTTCGAGGTGCTCCTTCACCCCATCCTGTGCGTTGGTTTTGCCGGGCACCACGAACAGGAGATCCCAGCGAGCCTTGAATTTGGGCACGTCGGTGCCCGCCACTTGAGTAGCGTCAGTCATTTGGTTTGTCCTTGGGTTAGATGGTATGAACGAGCTTGTCGTCGCCGAGGTATACCTCGAACGGGCCTGCCTCGCCGCAGGCATTGGTAAGGGCGTCACGGACGTCCTCCGGCACCTCTGAGCGGTCCCAGAAGCCAGCCCCGTGCCCGTTGCGGGTCAGGGCGAAGTCGTGACCTGCGTAGTCCCAGACGGTGCCTTGGGATGGGTCGAACTCCTTGTGCTCGACGTAGCGCAGGAGGTTCGGCAGGTTCGCATCGAAGAACGCCTTGCACTCTGCGGCGCAGTCCATAGCTGCCTTCTCGGAGATCTCGTACTCGTCAAGGTGCACGTCCTCGCCGGTCACCGGGTCGGTGTCCATGGAGGACCAGAGCAGGGCGGTGATGTAGCCGCGGGTGAAGTATTGGAGGGCGGCGCTGGTACGGGTGTCTTGCTCGTCGGCTGGTGTTTTAAGCATGGCTGACGTCCTCTGCCAGTCGAAATGTCTGCTCCGGGAACTGCTCCCGGAACCACGCGAGGTCCTCTGCCCCGTACTCTGCACGGGTAGGGAGGGCTTTGCTCTTCTCCTCGCAGGTCTGTACTTCCTTCTGCGGCATCCGGCGGCAGAACACCCAGGCCCAGGCTCCGTCATTACGCTGTACTTGTAGCTTCTTCACTTTGCTTCTCCTTGATGAACAGGGTGAAACCGTACCTGGAGCCTGCCAGACCAGACCGGCACAGCTCGCACTCTTGGTTGCTGAACTCCTCGTACCCATCACCATCGGGGTCGTCCTCGGTAGGCTCCACACCGCACGACAGGTGGCCTTCCCGGCCGTTCAGCTCTCGGGCAAGGTCACCGTGGCGATCAGCGCTGAAATCGTCACCAGCGCCCTCTGGGGCGTCGTCGTTCACCCAGTAGTGCAGGCAGTCTTCGCAGACGCTGTATTCATAGGTTTCGTAGTTCATCAGCTCAACTCCTTCATGGCCTGCCGGCCAGCGATCAAGGCGTCATTGATCAGCCCCACGTCAGCAACGATGTGCTTGGCGCCCGGCAGCAGGTTCTCGATTGCCTGGATGCAGAGGTTGAGCGCAGCTCCTACGTTCACCGGTGCGGGCTGGGGCTCATTGAATGACAGGTCGTCGGGGTAGGCGGCGACCACTGATTCCACCCACTTGGTGGCGTCCACGCTTTCAGGGCCTTCTTCCCTCACCTGCTCGATCAGTTGCAGCATCGGCTCGCTGCTCAGGTCGTCCAGCACCTCGTAGGCAAAGATCATCGAGTTGTCGGAGAAGTCGATCAGAGCGGTGATCTCCTGAGAAATGGAGATGGCCAGCTCGCCTACCCCACACATGAAGGCGTCCTCTGCCTCCCACCACTCGGCGTCTTGGTAGGCGTCTGAGTTTTCAACGTAGTTACGGTGCAGGCGGGAGGCGATGTACGCCATATCCGCCGGGTCAAACGGTTTCATGACTTGCATTGGTTTGTCCTTTGGTTGATTGATCTCATCAGTTCCACCGACTGCCGGCTTCGCTCCTTCACAAAACACTCTGGGTGGTTGGGGAACAGGCGGGTGTAGTCGGATGGCTTGCCTCCGGTTTTCGCTGCCCGTTCAGCCGCACTGGGCACGAGCACTACTGGCTTTCCGCAGTATTTGCAGGGCATTGGTTTGTCCTTCAGATTTGAAGAGGGTGGCGCCGGCCGAGTGAGAGAAGGTTCCGCCTTTCATCCCGAGCGGGGCCGGCACCATAAACAGGGGCCGTTACAGTTCGTGGATCTCGTCGAGGGTGAGCCCGCTATCGTCCCACATGGCGGGGTAGACGGTGCCTCGGTACATTCCGACCACTATGAGGTCGTCCACGCCACACTCCCATTCCTCGGCGCACTCTTCCAGAGCCAGTTTTGCTGCCTCCTTGCTGGAGTCTGTGGCAACTGCGGTGTGGTAGGTACTCGTGCTGGACCGGTCCTGCAGGGCGCAGATCACCGTGTACGCCCTGTCCTGGGCGTGGCTGAGGTCTTGGGTGATGGTCACCTTGGCTTCGTACCCCTGGGTCGCGGAGTCTCGGGTGATCAGGACTTTGTGGCTGACGTCTTCCGCACCCAGGTCGAGATTGGCCGAGCTTGCCACGCTCTCCGCAAGCAGCTTGACGATCTGGGGTTGGTTTAACGTGTGAAATATCACCCTCTCGTGGATGATCCTCTCTTTCACAGTGACTCCTCCGCCCGCTCGATGATCCAATCCAGCAGCTCCCAGCGGTCACGACCTTGCTGGGTGTCGCGGCCCCAGTCAGCCTCTGAAACCCCGCCGTCCGGGTCTGGAACCGGGTAGCAGAAAGCCCCACTGTGCTTAGGCCAGCCGGCAGCGAGTTGGCGCACTGCCGTGTAGAGGCTGACACCGAGTTCGTAGGCGTCAAGTATGTCATCCAGATTGGAGCAGATGCCTTGGTAACTTATCGTCGGCCCGTACTTCCTCAGGCGCTTCATACCCTCAACGATCTCTTTCACACTGCCCGGTCTGTCCTCGACAAACCTATCCCATGTAGCATCCAACGCCGAGGACAGGCCATAGGTTAAGTTGGCAATCAGCTCCGCGGCCGAGTTGCCCCACACGACCAGGAAAGAGCCGCGCCGGGCCGTGCCTTCAACGTCGTTGGTAAAGTGGAGCCAGCACTCCTCAACCTGATTGGCCTTGATCATCGCCTCGACATGCGAGAGGCCTTCAGCAGGCTCCCTGCCGTCGCCGTCGTCAATCTCCGTGAGTCGCCATCCACGGTAGTCCAGCTCCGCGATGGTGCGGACCAGGGCGAAGCGCTCCGCCGCGGTGTAGAACACATTTGCTTCAGTCATTTGGCTTGCTCCTTGGTCTTTCTGGTTGGCTCCACGACTACTGCCGCAAACGTCGATGAGCTGAATTTGGTGCTACGGATTTCCCTCGCACATTTATTGAGCGCTGCGGCTACCTTTTTTGCCTGCTTGGCGTCGAGGTAGACCGTCTCCCCGTCAACACCGAGGAAAGACACAGCGGCCCTGTCGAAGAAGCGGTGGATGCCTACGCGCACCTGGTTCATACCGGTAGCCCCAGTTGGTTGTGGCTGTAGATCACCAGCGCGTCCCGCACCTTGTCGCGCTCTACGTTGCGGGTCAGCTCCAGTCCGGCTTCGTCGTAGCCGACCCATTCGCTGCCGTCCCACTGGATATGTGGGTCAGTCCAGTGGGGTACGCGGTGAACAGACAGCTCGAAGACGTCGAAGAGGTCTCGGTTGGCAGCGACGGGGTTGGACAAGCAGACGCTGGTCATGTTGGGGTATGATTTGCTGACGATCAGGTAAGCGTCGGGGAAGTCGCTGACGGGCAGTTGATCGGCGTTGCTTGGGTACGTGTCGATCAGCTCTCGTGCTTTATCCAGGGCTTGGCTAGCTGCTACTGGGCCTTGCCCGAACACGTTCATGAAGTGCCTCAAGTGTCCGGAGACATCTGCGAGCGCGGCGACTAGCGCTTTCGACCCTTTGCCGGCTCCTTTCGGCGCTTCCAGAGCGTGGTCATTGGGTTCTCTCATCAGCTTCTTCAGCTCGCAGCGGACCCACTCGTCAGCGTCCTTCAAGGCCCCGGTATCTCTGGCTTCCGAGTAATCCTTCTCACACTTCTGCTGGAACTCCCAAGCCTCTCTGAGGCCTTTTAGCGGACTAGCCGGCTGTTCGCCCGTGTTGGCCGCATACGTCACCGGCACCTGCTTCAGACCGGTGAGGATCTCGTAGGGCTGGAAGGAGCTGGAAGGGAAGACCGTTCGAGTCTCGAACAGGTGATTGTTCGACAGTTCCTCGAACCGGCCGTGGTCACAGGTTGCGAAGTCATCCTGTCCCTTTCTGCGGTACAAGTAGACTGGCGGCGCCTCCGGCAACTCCGCCAGCATGGCCTTGTAGATCAGGACGGCGATGGTGCCCTTGCTGATCACATGGTCCTTGGTGCGTAGCTCTGCCTCGTCGCCCATCCACGCGGGTATCTCATGGCCGAGATTGCCCAGATGCTCCACCAGCGTGGATGGCGTGTGCTTGTTGCTCGGGTAGGAACGCATCCACCACACAATACTGCGGGCGAGGCCACCCCACTGGGCCTCCGTGGGGTTGAATGGGGCGATTACGTGTTTGGTCATTTTGGTTCCCTGGGAAGGTTTCGGGAGAGGTCGAGGGGATGCACACCGAACAGGTTGGCCATCGGCACCTGTAGTTGCTTGCGAAGGGTGTCCAGAGTCAGCTGCAGCGTCTGAATACGGGCCTGCTCCTCCGTCATCCCGTCCATCATGGCGGCTGCGGCGTTGTAGGCGTCGTCATCGACATAGGGGAGTTCCCCGTAGCCACGGAAGCTATACCCGATAAGCTGGGCGAGTTGCTGGTGGTCCTCCCGGGAGTAGTCACCCCGGGCGATCTCGTTGAGACCAAACCCGTGTTCCGTAGCGAAGTCGAGGAGGTCTCTGACGATCTTGTTCTGCAGGAACCGCGTGTTTCCTGCCTCGTCGACGACGAGGGGCTGGATTGGGGGCTTCTTGGTCATTGCTTTGTCCTTACGTTGCTCATTGATGGCTGGCGGCCTTCCTCCAGCGCCTTGGTGTGTTCTTCCCGCATGGCCGGCGTCCAGGCTGACATTGGGGAGCCGAAGTCCACGCACTGGTCCCAGCGCTGTGCCTGAGCAGTCCAGAAGGAGTAGGGCGGCATTCCGCTACGGGTAGTCATGCGGCTTTCCTCTCGTAGTCCCGAACCAAGATGAACCAGAGCTTTTTCACCTTCTCCGGCTCATCACCGAACATCCACTCCCGGATCGTCTTCTCGATGACCTTGCGGGTGACCGGCTCGTTGTCACTGAACAAGGGGCTGATGTACTTGCTGGTGCGCACGTCAACGGTGTAGGTCTCGCCGTCTCGGGTCTTGTACGTCACCTCTTTGGTGGCCCGCTCGATGGTGTCGAACAGGCCTCCGCTGCCATCAGCGAACTTGACCCACACCTCCAGTACAGTGGCGGGGCCTTGCTGGGCTGCCCACTGGCGCATGGCGGAGTGGAGGCCGTGGTCGGTGTGGAAGTCGCGGGCTTTCGGTTTAGGTGTTCTGGGCATTGGCTTCTGCCTCCATCATTCGTTCGTGAAGCTGCATCAGTTCATCGTGTTCAGCCCGGTATTCAGCCCGCTCCTTCAGGAAGTTGTCGAACGTAATCTCTCCGTCAGGGGCGTAGATGAAAACCCGGATTTGGGTATGGCCACCACGGTCAAAATCGTCAGCGATCTTCCAGACCAGCGTGCCAGGCTTGAAGTCTTGGAGGATCGGCAGGCGCTCTTGCCTGAGGACGTGCTCGGCCAGGTCGAAGTCCTCATAAGCTCCGTACCACTCAGGGGAGAACTGCTCGAAGGTCTCGCTAACGATGGCAGGGATGTCTACCTGCAAGCAGTAGCAGATGTCGTCCAGGGTTAGCTTCGCCGGGGGTTTAGGGTCACCTTCACTGCGGAAGAACACCCATTCGATCAGCTCCTTGAGCTGTTCCTTGGTTTCAACCCTTACCATGTGCATCGGTATGCTCCTTGAATGATTCGTTGAGCATGTCCAGCATCCGGTCTTCGCCTACTCGGTGCAGCGTCTCAAAGCAGTGGTTGCAGCCGACCCAGAGCAGGGTGCGGATCTCATTGAGCTTGTGCCTGCCGTCCTGTACCCCGGCGGCTCCGACGGGGCGCAGGTTCCACGACAAGTCGGTGCTCCCGCAGAAGCTGCAGCGGGTGTCTCTGAAGGAGGACGGGGTCGATTCACTGCGCAGCGTCAAGCTGATCAGTCCCCGGTCATGCTCGGCCATGTTGTCGATCGCCTCCGCTACCGTCTGGTCGAACTGACCCTGCTCCTCCAGCTGGGCGCTGGTGCCATAGTTGAGCTGGGCATGGGAGCAGGCCTCGGCGCTGCGGAGAATGTCACGCAGGTCCTTGAGGGAAAGGCGGCCGAGGTAGGCTGTGAGGATTCTGGCGTGGTTCATTGATCTGATACCTCGTAGTCAGGGTGCCAATGGACCCGGAAGTCGTCGAAGTCCCGCCGGGTCGCCTGGCGGTACTGGTGCGGGTAAACCGGGAAGATGAGGCCGTCCAGGTTGGTGGTGCCGATGGCGCCTCGGAGCACACTGGCGTGGAGGATCTCGACGCTGTAGAACTCCTTGCCTTCCCGGAGCAGCCCCAGGGTGTGGCCTTTGTAGACGACGGCCTTCATTGGTCTGGCTCCGGTCGGTTAAGCACCTCGAAAACGTGGAAGACTAGGCCGTTCTGCATCTGCACGGTGCCAATGAAGGCGAGGTCTACGCCTTCGGGAAGGTTGTGGCCGGTACCTGCCACGATGATCTCTCGGGCTTCGTAGGCACGGTGGCTGTCGTCCACCTTGGCCCAGAGAAATATCTGGTCACCTTGGGCACCGACGGACAGGATCCCTGACTCAGCCGGCATGCTGATTACCTCTTGCGCCGTGTGGATGAGGTATTTCCAGACTCTGTAGGTCATGGGTTAGCCTCCTACGCGATGAACTCACGGATGCGGGCGGCGACCTCTTCCGCTCTGGTTCCTTCTTCTCCCGTGTAGCTATCCGGGGAGAAAAGGTGCCGGGCTTCCTCGTAGTAGATGCCGAAGAAATCCTCTACCGCGTCCCAGCCGGACGAGTATCGGTAAGAGGGGAGGTCCTCGTATGCCCGCAGCCCTTGCTCGTTGAACCAAGGGTCGAGGCAGGCATAGCCAACCGCACAGGCGACCGTGCCGCACTCGTGGTGCTCCACCTCGTCCTCTGACAGGCCGGAGGCTACAGCGGTGTCCTTCACGTCCATGAAGCAGAGGTCTTGGGTCTTATGGACCCAGACGGAAAGGTTGAATGGCCTACGTTCCAACGCCACCTTGTCCAGCAGCTCTGCCAATTTCGTCAGTCGTTCAATATTCATTGTCTTGGTTCTCTTCGGTTGGTGAGGTTTCGATGGGGTCGATGTCGGGTTCGCCCATCTCGTAGAAGCACTCCTCGTCCGGGTGGTACCCCTCCCAGAGCCGCACCTCTGCATGCAGCGGGCTGCCACGTTCAGTCGTGATGATCACGTCCAGTATTTGGCGGGAGGAGAGGTCACACTCGAGCGCCTTCACCTTGTTCTCCAAGTCGAAGAACAATTCGGCCATGGCCTGTGAGTTGCCGTAGCGCTTCTCAGCCCAGAGGTAGCCGAGGTTGGCCCACTCGCCGACCTTGTAGCTGAGCCTGTTCCACGGGTACTCAGGCTGGTGGCGGTCAAGGAATCCCTGCACCATCGCCTCCAGGTCGGCCGAGTCCGCCTTGTCGCCCCGCGGTATCTCAAACAGGTCGTAGGCCTCAGCCGGGTCGGGCAGATCGCTCAGTTGGAATCCGAAGTCCTCCGCCTCGATCAAGCCGTGAAGCTCCATGCCCAGCCCAACGGGGTTGGTGAAGTTCACCCCTGTCAGGCACTCATACCCACCTTCGTACCGGCCAAAGATGATGGCCCCGAACGCAGCAATCTCTGCGGCTGGGCCTCTCAGTCCGGGCGGGTGTTCGAGCAGGTCATGGGCGGCGGTAAGGGAATCCCCGGGGGTGAAGTAGTCAGGGGGCGTTGTGCTCCAGCCACCCAGGCGGGTCGCCGTCGGGGCGGTAGATCAATTGGTGCTCAGTCATCGGGTTGCTCCTTGAAGGCCCGGCCTTACGCTTGGCCGTGTTTACGGCTTAACGGTCCCACCCAAGCCGCTGCGCCTGATGCATCAGTACCTCGTACAGGTCATCAGCGATCCGCTGGGCCAGCTCGGCGTCACTCAGGTGGCCGCTGCGCTCCAGCCTGCCGGAGTAGGAGAGCTCCACCTGATTCGGGGTCTTGTCGTGGTAGGTCTGGCAGAACCCCAGCACCCACTGGTAGTCGTCGTCATCGGCACCTACCGGCTTGGCTGCCCACAGCTCGGCGCTGATGTGCGGGTAAAAGTCGGCGTCGAACAGCTGGCTGGCTGGCAGGATCTCAGGCTCGCCGTCCTGGCCGTAGGCCACGTCGCTGATCAGGCAGCCGACCGCGCACATGGCACCGTCGTCACCTCGGTAGGCGCACCCTTCTAGGGGTTCCCGGTTGGTGAAAGACCGCCGGCGCTGGGTGGCAAGGTGCGTGGCCATCTTGTCCACGATCGGGGCGAAGATGGCCAGCCTGCCGATGAGGTTGGTGGGTGGGGAGTAGACCGGCTGGTAAGGGGTGAGATTCATGGTTTTGACTCTCGGTTTTTGAGTGAGATTCATGGGGTTATCCTCAGTCAGTGAGCGACAGTTCCGCCGCCAGTTTTCCTGTCACCCAGCCGAACTCCGGCATGAGGGACTTCTCGACGTTGGGCCGGCTGTCCTCGGCGCGGATGAACCCCAGCACCTTGCAGCGGTCCTCCCACACCGACAGCTCCGCCTCCGCCAGTGCCTCCGCTGCCCGCTGAATCTGGATCGACCAGATGCGGTATGCCGGGCTCGGGTTGAATCCCTCCGTGAGCTGGTTGGCAAGGTGATGGGCCTCCTCAGCCGTGATGAACGTCACCTTCCGGCGGAGCAGATCATCCACGGCGTAGGACAGGAACGAGGCCGGGGTGATGCCCACGTTCTGCGACAGGGCGAGCAGCTGGGCCGCCGTCATCTTCCCGTGCCGGTTTTCCCGCCACGCCCGGCAGATAACCAGACGCTGGGCCAGGACGAGGCGCGGGGTGTCGATCAAGGTGCTGCCATCCCACGGCGCATAGGCCACCGCATTGCGCACCTCCTCGTGGGTCACCGGCTCATCGTACTCATAGGGCGCCGGCAGCTCGGTGGCGTTGGCCTTCTCAACCGCGAAGTCCAGGTACGGGGCGACGACATCGAAGCGCACCGGTTCCATTGCCACCATCTTGGCGAACGGCTCGGTGCCGGGACGCTCCAGCAACGCCTTGATGACGTTGCTGCCCTTGCGCCGCTCCTTGATCGGTGTGTCGGCGTAGGGCAGGGGGCAGTAGTAGGGCCGGTTGAACGCCTTGAGATAGGCGTCCTGTGCCCGACCAAACCCGGTGAGACGCAGCGCCGACACCCCTTGGGCATCGACGAAGCTGCCCATAGAGGCGTTCAACATCTGCAACGCCAGCAGCGGGGAGATGGCTTGGAGGTGCTCCGGCAGGTCGGCCAGGCCCTTGTACGCATTCTCCCTGACGGCCTTGGTCGGCCATTGCCGGTGGCGCAGCGCCGACCAGTTCGGGCGGCCATGGCTGCGAAATAGCAGGTTGAAGGTGCTGCGGTTGGTGGGGGTCGGCTCCTTGTAGACGTCAGGCGGGGTGACGTCGTGGCCGAGGGCAGTGAGGAGGTTGTACTCCCAGCTGCGAAGGCCTGCTTCCTCATCTTCTGGAGTGCAGGTATTACGCAGGGTTTGGTAGGTTTTCATGCGATTCCTTGGGGCTTAAAAAAGTCGGAATGAAACAAGCACTTTTTTTGTCCGCCGGTGGAGCAGCGAGTCCTAAGCTGTCGCCTAGTGTTAGCAAATGTCTCCTAGTGGATGCGATTGTCACCGGTATTAAAAAATCCCGAACACGGTGTTCAGTATCTTTTACGATATTCGCAAGTGCTTGATTTTACTGGGTTATTTCCTGTCCACAAGTGGACGCTGTAGTGGTGTGAATGAGTACAAATTGCGACCTTAACGGGGGTTTCAGGCGAATTTCTGGGGTCGTTGGCACCTTGGTTGACGGGGAAGGCGACAGTTTTGGATGACGGGCTTGGTCAGCGGATGAGAGCTGTTCTCATTCTGGGACCAGATTTGGGCTAAATCAGGCTGAGATTGATGTGATTGATTATGGGCTGGATAGGCCGAGATAGAGGCTTTCCGAGTCAATCAAGCAGCGTGATGTCGTGAGGAGGTAGGAAGTGGCTGGGGGTTTGGTTGTTTTTTCGTAGAGACTCTGCGCTGAAACGCCTAATAGACTTTCAAAAAAACTTCTGCCGAAAAAATTTTTTCGGCGCTCCCAGAGCAAATTCTGGAGAATCTATGGAAAAACACACACCACAACCATCACAAAACGATCCCCTATATATATATAAATAAACAATAATTATATTTATATATTATAAGGGGCCGTTATATTGCTCCTTTCATATTACCGGCCCGTTATATAACCCAAACCCAATACAAAACTCTCAATCAAGCCCAGGGCTTGAGGTTGTTCCTACCACGCTGCCCAAACCCGAACCCGCGCCGACGCACCGGGCCGGAGCCGAACTCGTGCCGCTTCCAACCCGGCTGCTTGCGCCCAATCAGCCAGCAGACCGCTGCGGCACCGAGGATCATCAAACACAACGCCAGCCACAGCCCCAGGAAGGCCGCTGCCGGCGCTGAAAGGTCGAAGGTGCACCCAACCCACAGGGCCAGTTCCTGCGTAACGCTGGGCGACGCTGGGGACGCCTCACAGAATTGGTTTACAGGCATGTCAGGTGCTCCTTGAGGTCGCTGGGGACCTCGCTGATGACCTTGGAGCCGGAGACGCCGCTGGTGCCGTAGCTGCACAGCACCCCGGCGACCTTGGTGAGTGCACACGGGATCGAACCGTGCGCGGTGGCTGGGAACCAAACAAGGCCCGGGAAGGCCTCTGCGGCTTCAGCTGCGAGCTGCTCAGCGGCGACGTCGGTATCAATGCGGGTCATGGCGGTTACTCCCTGATCAGTCTGGTGACGCCGACGATGCGGCCGTTTTGGTCCCGGATCGGGCCGTCATTGGGGCCGGTACCGGGGGCGAGGACGTCAGGCCGGCTGATACCGGCGGTTTTGAGGGCCTTGAGCACCAAGCTGGAGGTGACGTAGTGGACGCCCTCCTGCGGCTCTGGCAGGCCCTCGACCTCGCTGAAGGCGTTTTCGTAGACCGGCATTCCGCCGACCTCACCAACGAACACCGAGGAGGATCTGACACGGGCAAGCTGGCCGCTGACCGGCAGCTCGACCACGCCGTCGGCGGTGTAGAGGGTCAGGGCGTGAGGGGTCATGTTGATCAGTTGCATAATTTTTTCCTTTTCGGGTAGCCACCTTTGCGGCTACCCGTCTTTGCGGTATTGATGGCCACCTTTGCGGCCGTTCGTCTCCGGCTTTCAGTGTTCAGGATAGCGAACAGCCGGTTTTGATACTTGCCGTGTTTACGGCTTTGGGGCGGCGCCGGGCACGTCCATGGCGGACAGGGCGGCTGTGAGAGCCTCAGCGGCGGCGTCAGCGTCGATCCGGTTGGCGGTGGGGCCGTGGGTATGGTTAAGCGACTCACGGACCTCAGCGGGGCGCTTACGCAGCGCCTCGACCATATCCCGCTCCCCAAGGGAGTGGGCATTCATCATCGCCGCTGGGATGGCCATGAGGAATCCTGGCTGGGTGTAGTCGGCCGCTTTCAGCCGTTTCATCTTGATCTCGCAGTTGAACCGATGCGGCATGACGCCGTAACGCTCCGGCATGATCCGGCGCAGCTTGCCGATGACGCTGCGCGGGGTGTCGGCAGCCAGGAACAGGCTGTGAACCGCGTAGACAACGCCCTGCTCTTTGAGGCGCAGGGTTACCAGATAGACGTTAGGACGAGGCAGCTCGCCGGCTGCGATAAACAGGCTGTGATTCGGCATTGTCTTGGTTCCTTGTTTTATTTGGTCGGCTTGGCATCGTCAGTGCGCCGGGAGCCACCCGAACGCAGACCGCCAGCACGGGGCTGGCGGTTTCGCCGTTGGTTGGGGATCAGGTGGCCGAGGTCAGCCACAGCTCGTTGCGTGTCCACTTCCAACCGAGGACGCTGAAAGTGATCTGGAGCACTTGGCGGACCTGCAACGGGTCGCCGGTCTCCAGTGCCAGCTCAATGGCGTGGCTTGCCTGACACGCTGCGACGAAGTCCGCGATGGACTCCACGCCGCCGTTCATCTGCTTGCCGAGCTGGCGGAGGCTGCCGCGAACGTCGACGGCAAGGTGTTTGATAGCGTTGGTTTTCATGTCTTGATTTCCTTGTATTTATCTATGTATTAGGGGTTTTCTGACCAACTATCAGCGCCGGTCTGGCTGGGGGTTTTGATAGTTGGGCCGGCTGATAACCGGATAATAAAAAGCCCGTCCAGACAGTGCCTGGACGGGCGTACACGCGCGCGCGAATAAAAAAGCCCCGACCGGAAGCCCGGTCGGGGTGTGGGTTAGGCCTTGGCCTTGGGTGCCGCCTTTTCCTTGCTGGTCGGCTTGATTGCCGCCAGTTGCGCGGCCTTGTCGCCGTCCACACTGTCCGGCGCGGCCTTGGTCAGCGCTGCGCTTGCCACCTTGTACAGTTCGGCCAGTTGGTCGGACAATGCGACCGCTTCGGCATTGTCGGCCAGCTTGACGCCGTTTTGCAGCGCCTCGGCCAGCTTGGCCATACGGTCGGCCAGTTGTTTACCGGTCAGCGGTTTAGGCGGCTGTTCCGGCTTTTCCTCTTTTTCGACCGCTTCAAATTGTGCAAGCGTCAATTTGAAAGTCTGGCCATCGGCCAGCACTTCGGCCAGTTGGCGGCGTTCGGCTTTTTTGCTAAGCGTCCAGCCGTCAGTAATGGAATATTGCAGGCCTTTTGTATGTGCTTTGATATACGCCACGACCCGGCGACTATCAGCAGACGGCTTGCCGCTGGCGGTCTGACACGCTTTCATCATATTGTTGAGCCAGTCGGCTTGACCGTTCAAGATAGCGTGCGCTGCTGCTGCGTTGGCCCAGTCGCCCAAGGCGTCAAGCGCTTTTGCCTTGGTAGTGGCGAAGCCTTTCATTGTTGCGCTGGTAACTACTTTGCCGCGGATAATGATTTTTTGATTTGCCATTGTCTTGATTCCTGTATTGATTGTGTAGTTTTTCTGCAATGCCCACTGTCATCAGTGGGCATTGTCGAATAACCAAGGCGGGCGCGGTGGCCCGCCATTTTCGTTGTCTTGACTAGGTACCGAGGCGAATCGGTTGCTCTTTTGATTGCCGGTCGCCGGGCGCAAAGGCCGGGCAATGCATGGCGACGCTCGATCAAGCGGCAACGGGCGCAGTTCGCCCGTCGTTTCCGCTTCGTTGTGGTCGGTTGCCTAGTCTCCAGATTTTTAAAGTCGTGGTTGCTCAAACCACTACATACCCCATGCCCGCTAAATGGTAATGATTATCATTATCAATGGCTCGCCTTGCCCCCATTCAGTCGCCTATATAGGCGCCGTCCGGGTGGCGTGGCCAGCAACTGGAAAAGCACGACACTCTGACCAACGGCCCGCCATGCGGTGCCGTGACGGTGACAGTGGAACAATCGGCAAGCCTTCGGCCTTACCGAAAATCCACGGTCACTAGGGAAGCGTCCGGGCCAGTGGTGCGCCCGTTGCAGTTGCTGGCCGGTGGCCAGCGGGTGGAAGTCGGTTTTTAAAGAGCGGGGCGGGTCAGAGACCGCCGGTCAGACCGGAAAGCCGTAAAGCCGCTTTGCCGTGTCGACAAGGCAAAGATTAGGACAGTGGCCCGAGTGAGTCAAGCATAAATTGATTCTTTTTTAGGACATTTCACGCCACACCCCGCCCCGTCTTTTTTGACTACTCCAGAACGTCCATCTTCCCCTACCACCCCGCCCAAAATTTTCACATTTTTCAAAATCCCAGCCACAAACAAACCCCAGACCACCACTCCACCCACCACCAAAACCACCACAAAGCCCAGTAAAATCAACACATTGCGCCGATTCACCACCAACTTTCCCCAGACCGTCACAGGCCCCTACAGCCACAACCAAAATGGCCAAACCAGCGCCACCCCCGCGCCGGCGCAATCCACAATCGCCGGCGCACCCAAGCCCAGAATTGGCTGCGAAAATCGCAAATTTGCCGGAATTACGGCTTTACACCTCGGCGGGGTCGCTGGTATAACTTAGCCCGACTTCAATTACAGAAATTTCTAAGGCAGGCACATGAGCAAGAAGCTGAACACCATCGTCGACCTCACCACCTCCGTCCGAGATCAGCTCGGATGCACCAAGGCAGAGGCGCGTCGCGCTGTCGAAGCGGTACTCAACTCCATCAATGATTTGTCTGAAGACAAGAAGCTGCAGCTGAAGGGCTTCGGTACCTTCCAGATGAAGACCCGCGCACCGCGCAACATGATTGCCCCTGCAAACGGCCGCGAGTACCACATCCCACCGACCCGCAACCTGACGTTCCGTCCGTCCAAGATCGCCGGTCGCGTCGTCTGATGTCAGAGCAGTTCATCCCGAAAGGCTACGTCGAGATGCGGGCAACCCATCTCGCCACCGAGGAGCTGATGTCTCCTCGGATGGAGCTCAAATCCCGCGACCCCAAGCTGCTCAACAGCCTGGACGACGTCGTGGGCGGGCTTCGTGAGGGCTTGATCCCTGAGCAGCTGTGCTCCGCTCTGGTCGATGCAATGCCTGACGCCACCCGGCGCCGAATGGTGCAGAAGTCTGCGGGCCTCGATGCCACGGTGATCATGTCGCTGAAAACCATGCTTGGCAGGGTGGACGCGGTCCTCAGCAGGGTAGTGAGCGAGGACGGCACCCCTGCCGGCAGGGACGAAGACCTTCCGATCTCGGTGAAGGACGCGCTGAACATGGCCATCCGGGTCTCGCAGGTAATCACCAAGGACCTGCCCAAGGTCTACCAGGTGGACCGCCTGCAGCGCAGAGAGGAAGCGTTGGCTTTAGTCATGGAGAAACACATGACGCCTGAGCAGCAGGACGCGCTGCTGGAGGAGCTTGAGAAGCTGGAGGGCTCTGTTGTTGAGTGATAGTAGTGCCTAAAGGCTATCACTAAGAGCTATTTCGCTGTTATTATTGCTGTATGGACATACAGTTATTCCGAATTATTTCGGGTTTTTACTGGTTAGGTAGGGTGGTCTCGATTCACCGTACCGGCTAAATGCAACAGGAAGAGAAGCAATGGAAAAACAACAAGTTAAAGACATCGCACCAGGTCAATACCGCATTTTCGGCGGCCTTCGCATTACCGTTAATCGCAGCGCCTATGGTGATGTGAGTTGGAATGCCGGACGCCTCACCTGGCTGGTATCCATGCTGCTCAAGGCCCGTCGCGCCCTCGGTAAGCAGTCCATCAAGCTGGATCCGGTGACCGTATGAGCGGGATGTCCTCCAGGCTGAGAACACGCCTGAGCAGGGAGGACGGTCTCCGAGAGCTGGACAAAGTTGTCCAGCGCTACGGGGTCGTGAACGGGAAGCCTTTCTCGTTCAAGGACCACGAGTTCCAGATCGAGATTATCCGCGACACACGCTCCAGGCAGTCCGTCCGCAAATGTTCGCAGGTGGGGCTGTCTGAGCTGATGGTTCAAAAGACCCTGGCGCTGGCCACGGTCTTTCCTCACAAACGCTGCATTTTCACGTTGCCCACCCTCGAGTTCGCCAACAAGTTCTCAAAAGACCGTTTCGACGCGGCCATTGAGAACTCGGAGCACTACAACGCGATGGTGGTCAAGGCGAACAACTCGGCCAGCCAGAAGAAGATCGGCAGCTTTACCCTGTATGTGGCCGGCAGCTTTGGCAACAACTCGGCGATCTCAGTACCAGCCGAGATCCTCATCAACGATGAGGTCGACTTCTCCAACCCCGAGGTGCTCGGCAAATTGTCTTCCCGCCTGCGACACGCGGAGCTTGAGGATGAGCGTGGTTACCGTGGGATGCGGAGCAAGTTCTCGACGCCGACAGTGCACGACTACGGTATCGACGGTGACTTCGAGAACGGGCACCAGGCTTACTACATGGTCAAGTGCAGCTGTTGCCAAGAGTGGGTGCTGCCGAATTTCTTCGAGGACTTCGTGGTGCCTGGATTCGATGGGGCCATGGCGGAACTGCGAAAGGGCGACCTGTCCAACCCTCGGTACCGGTTTGACGAAGCAAGCCTTCGGTGCCCGTCTTGCCGTGGTGACCTGTGGCCGGCGCTGTGTGACCCATCACGCAGGCAGTGGGTAGCGAAGCGGCCGGACGCTTGGGAGCACAGCTACCAGGTCTACCCATGGGATGCGCCTAAGTACAACCCACCAGGAGTGGTAATCCGCCAGCTGGGTGACTACCCACTCATCTCTGACTACTACAATTTTGTGCTCGGCGTACCTCACTCTGACGCCGAGAACAGCTTCAACGTCGAGCAGGCGTACAAGGACCGGATTTCTGATGTAGAGATGTGGCAGTATCTCGTCGGAACCGTAATGTCGGGTATGCGCAATGCCGGTGTTGTCGCCGGCATGGACATCGGCAAGATCTGCCACTTCGTCGTCAAGGCTAAGGCTGGCAAAAACTGGCACGTCGTCTACGCCGAGAAGATCAAAAACACCCGGGAGAACCCGGCGACCAAGGAGATTATTGGGCGTATTGACTACTTCAGGTGTGCGAAGGTGTGTATTGACGCTGGCCCTGACATCACCCTGGTCAACAACTTGGTTGAGGCCCGCCATCAGGTGTCGGCGGTGGTCTACGTCCGCAGCATCAAAGGTCTGCAGCCGTTCGAGGTGAAAGGGGAAGGGGAGGTTATCAACGCCGACCGAACCAAGACCCTGAAGGAGCTTCTGGCGAAGCACAACAGCGGAGAGATCCGCTACATGCGGCGCCAGGACATCCGAGACGAGATTTTCAACCACCTCAAGACCACGAAAAAGATCAGGGAGCGCAGCTCGGACGGCGACATGGTCGAGCGGTTCATCAAGACCAGTGATGACGACCACTGGGTTCACGCGCTCAACTACGCGCAGATCGCGGCAATGGTCGTGTCATCCTCGCTGACCACCGGCGTTATCGGGGTGCTGCCGGGCGTTTCGACGGTCAGGGTGGGGTCAGCGGCTGGGGACTAGGGCGCCGTCGCGCACCTTGTAGCTCATGTCATCGTTTCTGACGGCGCAGTTGAACCCGTCCTCACCGTAGTAGCTTTCGAGGCTATTGCTGTCCTTCTCGACCGGGCCGTTGTTGGTCAGCTGGTAGAACGTGGTGTACGTTACATCCTGGTCAGAAATAGATACGCAGGTGTCTCCAGATGGGCCACGGAAAATCGTGACTCGACTGTCTACTGAGTCAGACCTCACCTTATACGGTGGCGCTTCTCCTGTACCGCAACCGGCCAAGCCAACAACCAACGCGCCAACAATCAACATCCTCATCCTAAGTAACTCCTCAGCTTGAACTTTAGCCGAGTCTACCATGCAAATAACCGTTTGCTACTTGACAGCTTTTTCCTTATTCTCTAGCGCAAATGCGGCTTTACGGCAATACGGCAAGGTGAATGGCAGCCCAGAATCCGAGTAAGAGCAGATCAAGAGGCCAGAACGTCGGTTCTGGCGTCGTGCTGCCTAAAAAGAATCTGGCAGGCAAAGCCAAGGCGGCTCGCCCTGGATCTGACCTGGACAAGGGCCAGACCCTTCGCAACGAGCTAAACACGCACGTTGCCAAAGCGATCAAAGAGATCCGCAGCCGCACCAACGTCAACGAGATCATCCGTGTCCTGTCACGCGAGGACGGCCTGTTCAGCGCCGCAATGAACAGCATGGTGGCGATCTCCGCGAACAGCGGCTTCCGTATCGCAGGTCGAGACGCCAGCGGTGCCATGAGCCTCGAGGTGATGTCAGTTGCCTACCTGCTGTTCGACCGCTTCAACACCCTGCACGACTACAGCAAGGGCTACAACGACAAGCCGGGCAACCAGTCGCTTCTGCACACCCTGCAGATTGACGTGGTAGGTACAGGCGGCTGTGGCTTAGAGCTGGTGCTGGACAAAGAGTTCGGCCCTGAGCGTATGGTGCCGATCGGTTACTCGACCATCGAATGGGAAGCGGATGGCCAAGGCGGCCGGTACCCGGTGCAGGACAGCGGTGACATCAACCTGAACCTGCCTACGGTCTTCATCGGGGAGCACCACCGCAACCCGGACGAGGCCTACTCTGTCAGCCTGCTACGTCCAGGCCTGTCCCACACCATCACGTTCAACGAGTTCCTGGAAGACATGCACCGCGCTGTCAACCGGGTCGGCCACAGCCGCCTTGTAGCCACGCTGTTGTCTGAGAAGGTCAACGCGGCGATGGACGACGAAACCCGGGCCAGCCCACAGAAGGCAGAGGCTTTCTACAAATCGGTTAAGGAGCAGGTTGAGGAAGCACTGGCAGGACTGGAGCCGGAGGACGCCATTGTTGCTTATGACAGCGTCACCTACGACGTCAAGGACACCGGGGGAAGCAAGTCTGACTACAGCTCGCTGCTGTCTACCTTGGGCAACTTGTTCGGCGCGTCGCTGAAGACCCCTCCGGCGGTATCCGGGTTACGCGCTGAGGGCGGCCAGGGCCTGTCCAACGCCGAGACGCTGATCTACCTGAAGGTTGTCCACGGCACCCGCGCCCCTGTCGAAGAGACGGTAAGCCGGGCGCTCACTCTGGCTGTTCGCCTGTTGGGTATCGACGGCTATGTGAACTTCGAGTTCCTGCCGATCAACCTTCGGCCCGACGAAGAGCTGGAAGCGTACAAGGGCACCCGTCAAAAGCGCGTCCTTGAGCAGCTCAGCTTGGGCCTGATCAATGACGCAGAGGCCTGCTTCGCCCTCGGCCTGCGCCCCCAAAGCATGGTTGCAGAGCTTGCCGGTACCGGCTTCTACAGCAAATCCAACACAACCGGCGGTGAAGAAGGTGAGCGCGATAGCTCTACCGGCCGAGCGCTGAACCCCGGAACACCATCAAAATCCGGAGGCGATGACCAGTGAAGACTTACGGCAGAGTCTGGCTCGGTACTGAGGAGGCGTACATTGCCCTTCAGACTATGGAGCAGAAGTATTTTGGCCAGGAGGCTCCTCAACCTGTTGCGTTCTTGGACGACGACGACCACGACGACGGCATGGACCGCGACTTTGGGGTTTCCCGTGCGCGTATCGGCCTCATGGCCTTGGAGCGTGTAGGTAGTACCGCGGTCATCAAGGTGCACGGCACCCTGACCAACACCCACCGCTGGTGGCACCGGTACTTCCAGGGCGAGCTGACCAGCTACGAAGTAATCCAGGACGCCCTGAAGATTGCACGGGAAGATGACGGTATCGACCTCATCTGCATGGACTACGCCACCGGTGGCGGCCTCGTCCGTGGCCTGGACATTACCTCTCAACACATCTCGATGACCCGCAAGGTCAAGCGAGTTGTGTCTCACACCGACAGCTCCGCATTCTCTGCCGGCTACTGGCTCGCCTGTAACAGCGACAACCTGTCGGCCAGTCGGATGGCTGAAGTCGGGTCTATCGGCACCCTGTTGGTTTCCTACGTGTTTGCAAACACAGAGGAGAACCAGGGCGTTACCTACCGGGTGTTCCGCGCTGGGGAGTTCAAGGCGCTGGGCAACCCATACGAGGACCTGACTGAAGAGGCGGCGGCCTATATCCAGCAGAACCTCGACAAAACCAATTCCTTCTTCCTCGAGCACGTCGTAGCTCACCGCAATCTCGCAATGGCCAACAAGGCCGCGTGGGGCGAGGGCAAGACGTTCTTCGCCGAGGAAGCAATGGCAGTAGGACTTATCGACAGGATCGCCAACCTGTCGGAAGTAGTGGGGAGCGGCGCTTCCCAAACATCAACCAGTGACCCCCGGAGGTTCGAGATGAAAATCTCAGCGGAAAAACTGGCTCAGATCGAGGCGGGCGCCGATCCGAAGGACGTGCTCACCACCGAAGAACTGGCCATGTACCAGGAGCAGCTGGCAGCTGGCTCCGAAGAAGAGACTCAGGACCCAGCAGCAGACGCAGGCGGCCAAGCCCCTGAGGACGGCGACGAGCCAGAAGCGCAGAAGCCCTTGGCCTCTGACGTTGTTGCGGAAGTCAAGTCTCTCAACAAAGAGATCGGCCGACTGGAAGCCAAGCTCGAAGCTGCTGAAGCGGCAGCTGAAGAGCTGAAGCAAAAGCTGGCTGCGAAAGACGCCGACGTGACCGCCCTGATGGACGTCTCCAAAGTTGCCGTAGACAAGCTCTGCGTGGCACTGGGCAAGCCGTCCGAAACTATTACTTCGCCGACCGCGATGGTTGCTCGCTACCAAGAGCTCACCGCCGAGATGGGCAAGAAGTTCAAAACAGGTCGCCAGACCACAACCCCGACTGAAGACCCGGAAGGCCCAAAAGCCACCGGTAACTTCCGTCATAGCATGTAAGGAGGCCGACCATGGCTGATTTTGCATTCAACCTGTTGGCGCAAAACCCTGAGCGGTTGAACGTCATTTCTACCCGCCTCGGCGCCTCCAAAGCCGAGAAATTCAACGACGCTGATGTAGGCAAGGCTGTGAAGCTCGGGACTGCTTCCAACCACGTTCTGTGTGCGTCTGGTGACGAGATCCAGGCTATCGTCGACAGCATCGACAGCGGTGGCACCAACGGCGGCTACAGCTTCGGCGGTGTTGACCGCGGCACCCGTGGCTTCCGCGTCAAGGCGGTGATCGGCCCCAACCAGGGTGCGACCGCTGCAGCGCTGGACGATCTGGTCGTTGCAGACGATCAGGTTGCCGTAAACACAGCAGGCATCGCCCGCGTAATTACGGGCACTCCGACAATCAACAAGTGGCGAATCATGGCTATGAACGGCGACGGTACTGCTGGTACCGAAGTCATTCTCGAGCTGTGCTAATCAGCGGTCAGTAAAGGAGACCCCTAATGAAGACCTATGAAGTCCAATACTGGGCGCTGGAAAACGGCAAAAGCGTTGTCAAAAGCGTCAAGCTCGACGTAAGCGCCTACAAGAAGGCAGCAGAGAAGGGCATGACTCTGCGTCAGTATGTTCGCACTCAGGCGGCCGATTTTGACCGTTCCAAGGGCGACGTCCTGGATCAGATGTACGCCAACTCCGGCCTGTTCGACCAGCGCAAGTTCAACATGCCGGGCATGACCTTCAAGGAAATGGAAAACGAGGCCTTGGCCGCCGATTTCCGTCGCACTGATGGTAACGACACCAGCCTGGGCGCCCGCCTGCTGTACCCGCAGCTGATCCTGGAAACCCTGAACACCGCCGCGCTGCGCGACGACGGTAGCGACATCATCGCCAAGTGGGAAGGCATGATCGCTGTCAACCGCAGCGTCAACGGTACCAAGGTTGAGCAGCCGACCATCGACGTAACCGGCCCGGAAGGCAGCCGCAGCGGTCGAATCACTCAACTGGCTGAGCCGGAAACCCTGATCAGCATCACCACCGGTGATCGCTCGTACCGCATCCCGACCAACTCGATTGGTCTGATGATCTCCAACGAAGCGATGGCCGAGACTTCCATCGACCTGGTGACCACCGTGCTGTCGGCCCAGGCCCGTGGTGAGCGTGTCCGCCGCATCACTGAGATGCTGAAAGCGATGGTGCTGGGTGACGAAGACATGGGCATCGCCCCGCTGCCTGTCGTTAAAGCCAACACCTTTGACAGTGGCATCTCTGCGGCCGGCGACATCACCAAACGTGCCTACATCAAGTGGCTGCACAGCAAGCAGAAGGTCTGCGACATCAGCCGCGTCCTGACTGACATCGACACCGCCCTGAGCGTCGATGAAGGCCTGCTGCCGACCGTCACTGGTCAGGACTCCAGCAAGATCGTCACCCCGTTCAGCGGCATGAACCTGGACATCACCATCCCGTCGATGATCCCGTTCGAGGCTGACCTGTTCGGTTCCGGCCTGCTGGTTGGTCTGGACCCGCGCTACGCGATCCAGCGCACTGTGAACGTCTCCGCGGCGTATGACGCCATCGAAGAGTTCGTGATGCGTAAGGCCACTGGCTTCCGCGTTGACTTTGGTGAGACTGCCAGCCGCCTGTACGACGAGGCTTGGTCCGTACTGTCCCTGGAAGTCTAACCGACCCGAGTAGGCTGAGAGCCTGGGCAAGGACGCCCGAACTATGAACAACGAGGTGAATCATGGCTATTACCAAGAAAAAGCCGGAGACCGCTGAGCCGGTCGAGGCAAAAGTAGAAGTGCCAGCCACTGAGCAGGCGGAGAGCAGCGCCCCTGAAAAGGCCGAATCCGCTGTAACCGAAGCGCAGGAACAGGTTGAGCCAGAAGCCAATGAGGAAGCCGTGAAGGCGTCCGCTGAAATGGTTAAGGTGCGCAACATCTCCAAGGGGTTCCTGCAACAAACCAGCACCAAGATCCGCGTCGAGGCCGGCAAGGTCGGCGAAGTCAAGCGCGATTCTTGGGTAGACCTGCAGGTCCGCGCCAAGCTGCTGGAGCTGGTGTAAGTGGACGTCCTCGGCCTCACTTCCTATGCGCAGATCAGAGGAGTCCTCACAGTCTCCCAAACGGACCTGCCTGACGAGTTGCTTCAGGGCTTTGGAGTCGAAGACGACTTGGCCGAGCACCTCGCCGGGTGGGCGCCTGATTACGCAGCGGTTTCTGTGGCCGGGGACGAACGCAAGGCGAGACTGCTTCGGCTGTTCGCTAAGTATTACTGTGCGAGCGTGATTGCCCGCACAGCACCGGTTTTTGTCCTGACCAAGATCTCTGACGGCTCGAACGAGGGTCAAAGGTCAGGAGAAGGACTGGCCCATCTCGCTACGTCACTGCTGGCGACGGCGGAGAAGTACCGTTCCGATTACGAAGACGCACTTTCCGGGGCCTCTAAAGGGGTCACTATCCCGAACGTCATCTCCAGGGTGACTCCGTCCCGTGACCCGGTAACCGAGGCTAGGGAAGATGTTTCTTAACCGCATCGCAACGTGGAAGGCGCACGAACCGTTCGAGGAGTGGGATGACGCTACCCAGGCATTCGTCCCATCAGAGTTCCGCGGGCGTATCGACCTGACTGACCGCTTCCTCAGCAACTTTAACAAGCCTCTGCGCCGACGGATGCTTTACAGCGGGGCAGAGCAAACCCTGCCTGCCAGCCGGGTTATCCGGCACCCCGGAACCGGTGACGTGTACATGCTCGGGCAGACCAGAGGGGATGCGATAGAAGGGCAGCACTACCTGAACTTGACAGTCTGTCACCTGGCCACAGAGACCCCGAACGGCAGTTCTGGGTTGGCAACCCTGTACAGAAGGGCACCGGTAGGGCCGGAAGACAACCCGGGGTGGCTGGTCGAGCAGCAGTTAGGTTCAGCTTTCGTCGATATGGAGTTCCGGACCAGCGCAAGCGAACCAGAGATGTACGAGGAGAAGATCGCCAACTTCTTCGCGTTCCTGCCGGCGCACTACCAGATGAAGGAGTGGGACTTCATTGAGCTACGCGGAACTCGTTACCGGGTAGTCGATACCTTCGCTGATAGCGGACTGGCCGGCCTGCGCATTGATCGAGAGCCTGACACGCGAGTTGATCTCGTTATCGAAGGGGCTTCGGCCCGGCAATACGACAAGGTTAATCACCGGTTTGTCGACACAGCGGTGTCCGCAAATGTCACCGCAGTGATCGTGTCTGACCATGGCTTCTCATCGTGGGCGGCTGAGTCTACGCCGTACCTCGACATCTCTATCGAGCAGGAACACATAGGGTTCGAGCCGAAGCCGGATATGTCTGTTGTGTTGGACGGGGTAAGCAGACTCATCACGTCTGTGTCCAAGCCGCCGCTGGCGAGGCAGTACCGCCTGAGGTGCAAGTAATGGGTAAGTTTGCCAAGTATGCAAACGCCAAGGCTCTTGAGCTGAGCCACCTGTTTAACAGGAGCATCCGGCTGTCCCTCAGGGCGGGTATCGCTGCGGCGATCAATAACACCCACCAGGACTCCTCTAACGCCGCCTACCACTGGCTGGTAGCAGAGGCCAGCAAGAGCCGCCCCGGCCAGCGCCGGGAAGGCACCCTGCGGGACCTTCGCCAGACCAAAGGTGTGCGCGGAGAGGCGAGGGCAAAGACAGGCCCTATCGGCTTCAGAGGGGACAGAGGGTCGAATGCATACGCGACGCTGAACTACGTCCGCAGCCGGGAGACCGCCCAGGTAATTGAAAAGTATGTCGTAGGCCGCACCCCGTCCGGGAGGTTCTACTTCTACAACCCGCTGCTGGAAGGTAAGTCCAGTCCTGACTACGCCGGTCAGGACATCGAGGACTACCAGTTCAACGCGGACATAGAGTTCGCCGGTGAACAGGCCGTGGAGGCCACTATCGAGGCGGCTGACCGTTACCTGAGAGCTGGACTGGCAAGGGGCATGAAGTGATAGAGACCTTTGCAGATTTTGAAGCGCTTGTGAGGGACACCGTTTTCGCAAACGCGACAGCGGAGATGCTGTTCTGCTTCGAGCTGACCAACGACGACGATGCCAGCGAAAACGCAGCAGGTCCCTTGCTCAAGCAAGACCAGGACTTCTTCCTGTTCGAGACCGACATTACGGGCACTCGCAGGACTGCGATCTCGACCATCGCAAATAGACGTGCAGAGGGTGAACTGCTTATCAGCCTCTTTACCAAGGACAAAGGCGACCCGATCGGGCGCAAGAGACGACTGGAGGAGGTTGGAGCCTGGTTTGCCGACATGACTGTCGGCGGGGTCAGGTTCCGCACATTCCAGCCAACAGGCAGCGGACCGCTGATGGGTTTCAGGACCTACGACGCGGTCATCCCCTGCGATTTTGAACTGAAACGAATGAGGTAACGGCTATGTCAGAAGTCAAGAGCTACAACGATTCATCCGCCGTCTCCCTGGCATACGCTATGGGCAACGGCGACACCGCGGCGGATTTCGCCGGGGAAACTTTCAACCTGCTGCCCTTCACCCAAGAAGGGTTCTCGATGAGCAAGGAGGCCAAGACCTCCACCGCCATCAAGGGTAACCGACGCTCTTCAGGCAGCAAGAACACCAAGGGCTCGGCATCTGGCTCTGCCACTTACGAGTTTGGTGTCTCTCCGTTCATCATGGACATGCTGTCTGCCCTGATGATGGATGACTGGAAGGAGGTCGAGGCCGGTGTTCCTGCTTCTGGCACCTACCTGCACGACAACGACATCAAGAAGTTCATGGCGGTAGAGAAAACCGTCAAGAGCGGGCCTCTGGAAACGGATCTGCTGTACCACGAGCGCTACTACGGTGTGGTTGCCAACGACTCCACCATCGAGTTCGGTGACGGCGAGCTGGTTACCTTGGCCATGAACTACATGGCTATGAACGCTGACTACGCCGAGGCAGCGGCCGGCGTTGATGGCCTGGGCGGTAGCATTGCGACAGCGAAGACTGCACCCGCAGATTACGAGATCGCTGACTCTTCAAACAACCTTCAGTCTGTGATTCTGCGGGACGACCAGGGCGTGGAGATGGAGGTGGTGTTCACCGACCTGAGCCTGCAGATCCAGAACAACGCACGGGAACAGACTGGCCTCGGCCGTCAGTTCGCAGCAGGTGTGGGGATCGGCAAGGTAGCCGCAACTCTGTCTGGCGAGATCTACTTTGTAGACCAGACCATGCTCAACGCCCACATGGAGAACAAGCGCCTGAGCGCCGAGTTCACCGTGGCTACGGAAGATGGGGCATTCACCTTCTACCTGCCTAACCTCATGGTCCAGTCTCCGGCCAACAGCGCGGAAGGCGAGAACCAGGACTACAAGACCTCCCTGACCCTGTCAGCCGAGGAAGGGGAGGCCACTGTCGGTGCCAACACCTTCAACTGTGTAGTTGCGGTCAAGTACGTGCCTGCGTAAACTGTGAAGCCGTAAAGCCGGTGATTCGGCTTTACGGCATAATTCAAAAAGGACATCTCTCATGCTTGATATTGATTCTTTGGCGGTAGACCCGAAGCTCTCGAAAGAGGGTGTGTGGGTACCGTTTATGGGCGCAGAACTTCTGATTGCTCGAAACAACAATGAAGACGCCAACCGTATGCGCCAACAGCTCTCCTTCGAGAACCTGGAAGTGCTGCAAAAGGGAGGCGAGGAAGCTGAAGCGGCCAACGAAAAGATCCAGGCCAAGGTGCTGGCTCACTGCATTCTTCGTGATTGGCGGGGGTTCACTTCCGGCGGCAAGGAGCTCAAGTACAACCCAGAGATCGGTCTGAAATACTTCTCCGATCCTCGGTTCGTGGACTTCTACCAGTTTGTCGAAAACATCTCGATGAACCGAGGCAAGTACCGCGAGCAGGCCGAGAGCGAGGCAGTGGAAACGGTAAAGGATACTGCCGCCTCCTGATCAAGCACGGCCGGAAGGGCATCGAGGCTTTTCGGGCGCTGGAGAAGCGGTTCGGAAAGCCCCATCCGGCGCTTGAAGGGGTATCGAAGCCGAAGCCGATCCACTTCTGGTACATCGACGCCTTCTTCAGGTTGCACAGAAGGCGGGGTTTGACTGAGACAGGGTACCAAGCCCTGTCTTATCGGGACATGGCAGGGTTTGCTGACGATGTCCTGAGACTGGATGAGGACCAACGAGGGTTCTTCTTCAGGGTGATCGAGGAGACCGACAACGCCGTTCTCTACGACCACTACACGAAGGCGAAGGCAGACGCTGAAGCCTCGAAAAAAGAGATGGATAAGCGGCCAAAAGGCCCCAAGCGTGTGAGGCGTAAATGAGTCAGAAGTTTGAGGTGGATTTCAGTGACGCCCTCCGCAACCTTGCGTCATTCAACCGTCTCATGCAGGACGCAGGGGCCAGCCTCGATGGACTTGAGGGAAAGAACAAGAAAATTGCCGAGGGGGTTGGCTCACTCCTAAGCCGGACAGCCTCCTACTACAACAGCCTTGAGTCCCAGCTAAAGAAAGCAGGCGCTGATATGGAGGCGGTGGGGGCCGCCATCAGAAGCTCCCAGCAGGTCGCTGATGCGGCTTTTGCCGCTATGGCGACGGCGAACCTCAATGCTACTACCCAAGCAAAGGCGCTCTCCGGCGAGCTAAGGGGCGTAGGCGATCTACTGAGGGACACCGCCAGTAAGCAGTCCTACGTGCGCTGGACAACCAGGGCGGCCACGGTAACAGAAGAGACCGCCAACCGAAACAAGTACCTGAAAGAAGCTCTCCGAGCCACTCACACAGAGGAGGCCAAGGAGGTACAGGTCAGGCTGACCAAGATCGCCGGGTACAACAAGCTCTACACCACAGAAACCCGCCAGATGCTGCTGACAAAGCAGCTGAGGAAGGACCTGGAGCTGCAGGGTACCGCTGCAGGACGAACAAACTCGATTCTTCAGGCTCGCATAGGCGTAATCAAGGCTCAGCAGCAGGAAGAAACCCTGCTAAACGGCAAGCTGGAGGCAGCGAAGCGGGCCTACCAAGGTGAACTTGGCGCGGCGAGGCTTTCTCTCGATGTCCAGCAACTGCGGAACAAGGCCATCTCTGAAGCGGCCACGGCGGAGACTAAGCAAACACTGGCTACCCAGTCCCTTACTCAGCAGCTGAAGCTGCAAGGGACGGAGGCAGGTGCCACTAACGAGCGCCTTAAAGCCAGGATCTCTGCGCTTGCGCAGGCGCAAACTGCGGACATCAAGTCCCAGGCCACCCTCGACAACCTGAAACGCACCCATGAGGGGTTGCGCGGGGGTATCCAGGCGGAGATCGAAGTTCAGAAGGTTCGCAACAAGGCACAAACCGAGGCTGTTACTGCTGACGTCAGGCAGGCCGCCGCGATGGAGAAGCTGACAAGAGACATGCAACAGCAGGTCTCCACCCTCGGCCAGACCATGGCGGCTATGCAGGCTCGCCTCGGCGTAGTCAAGCGGGCTCAGCAAGAGGACGAGAAAGCCGTAGGCAAGCTCGGCGAGCTGCGCCGCGCCTATGAGAGCCTGGACGGCGGAATCCAGGGGCAAATCGTCAAGCAAGCAGAAATGAACCGCGGCCGGGCGCAGGCTATCACCGCCGAGGAGCGGGAGCGCAATACGGTAGCTGAGCTGCGCCGCCAGATCGAAAGCCTGAACGGCGGGCTGGCAGAGCAGGCTGTGCACCTGCGCCACCAGAAGTCTGTGCGCGAGCAAGAGATCCTCGGCGAGGTACGTCAGAAGCAGACACTTGCTGATCTGGAGAACACCCTGAGGAGCCTAAACGGCGGAACTCAGGAGCAGATCGTTCGAGTCCAGGAGCTGATCCGCCAGCGCAAGTCCCAGATTACCGAGGACATGCGGGCTGCCTCCTCGACCAAGGAGCTCACCAAGGCGGAGAAGGACGCAGCTCGGGCTGCTGAAGCTGAGGCAAAAGCCCAGAAGGAGCTTGACCGCCAGAAGCAACACGCACTGGACCTCTTGGCCCGCCTGAAGGCGCAGATGACTACGCTCACCGGCGCCCACGCCCGGGAGATCCAGGAACTCGAGAAGGCGATTGCGAAGCAGAAGGAATACAACCGCCTGCTTACTCTCAGCACCTCTGAGCTGCTGGGGTTCACCAGCGCCCAGGCCCGCGCTGCCAGATCCCTCAACATGAGCAACCAAAGCGGGGCGATGTTACGCGCCACGCTCGCTGGGCTACAGACCTCAATCGGTATGTACACCAGCTCCACGATTCTCGCTGCAGCGTCCACATACGGGCTGGCAAGGGCAATTCGCAGTTCCATTGAGACTGGTACCGAGTTTGGGTACACGATGTCCCGGGTGCAAGCGATCATGGGCGCCGGGTTTGGGCCACAGATCGAAGCGGGCATGGCCAACGCCGAGCAGGTGGTACGGGCCCTTGGTCAGTCTACTCGCTACACAGCTACCGAGGTTGCTGGCGGCCTGCAAGAGCTGGGGATGGCAGGCCTTTCCGCTTCCCAGGCCATGGTCGCGCTTGAGCCCTCTCTGAACATGGCGCTGATTGGCAACATCTCCATGGCGGAGTCTGCGGACATCGCTACCAACGTGATGATGCAGTTTGGGTTACAGGCCCGCGATCTCACGCATGTGGTTGACATCATGGCTACTGCCATGACCTCCTCGAACACCACAGTAACCCAGCTCGCCAACGCCCTTTCGTATATCGGCCCGGCGGCCGAGTCCGCAGGCTTCAGCCTTGAGGACACCACGGCTGCGATCGAGGTGCTGGCGAACAACGGCATCAAAGCAAGCCGTGCGGGTACAGGCCTGCGCCGAATGTTCGTCAACATGCTCAACCCGACGGCGAAAGGCGCCGCGATGCTGGCTGACTACGGCATCTCAATAGACGACGCTGAAGGCAACACCAGATCCTTTAGCGACATCCTTGGACAGCTGCATGACGCGCTATACAACGACGTCATTACCCCGGGCGAGCGCACCGCAGCGGTAGTTGATCTGGTAGGGGTACGAGCTGCCTCTGCGGTTACCGCGCTGATCGCCAGTATGGGCAAGGACGGCGGCTTTGAGGCCATGCGGATGGGCCTAGACGACGTTGCCGGCGCTGCCTCTCGTATGCGCGAGGCGATGGAAGACAACCTGTCCACCGACTGGAAGTCACTCCTGTCGGCTTTCCAAGAGGCGCAGCTTACCTTGTTTGACGGTCAGGAAGACCGCATGCGCCTGCTGACGAAGGAGATGACCGGCTACCTGACCGACCTCGCTAAGCCCCTCGAAGGAAGTGAGCTGGTATCTCTAGGGTTCGACGCTTCCGAGATCGTGACGCAGATCGACCTGATCGTAGCCAGAATCGAGAATATGGTCACCACCCTGACCTGGGCTGGTGGCGCTTACCTCTCATTCAAACTGTTGGCATCAAATAATCTGCTCGCTACCTCTGCGAGATGGTCTGACCTGGCCACTAAGTACAAGCTGGTTGAGGTCCGCTCCAGAGAGAACATGGTCGCCATGAGCCAACTGCAGCGTTCTTTTGCAGTTACCGGCATGCAGGTCGGGATGTACGCCCGGACCGTTGGCGGCCTGAACTCGGCGCTTGCAGGCACCTCCGGATACGCGGCTTCAGCAGCAGTAGGGATGAGCAGGCTCGCCGCGGCAGCAGCTCCCTTTATGGCTGCGCTGGGCTGGGCAGGGGTGCTGGCCGGACTGGGCACGGCGCTGTACAGCTTCTTCAATAACAATGCCGCAGACACGCTCAAGGAGCAAAGGGAGGAGGTAGACAACCTCAAAAACTCCTACAAGGATCTGAAGGACACCATCGACCAACTTGCGGAGATCCGCCAGCGCCGAGCTCTGGAAGACCAAGTCGGCGCTTACGGGCGCGGGATCGAAGACATCCAGGCTGAAGTAGCACGGATGGAGGAGACAAAGAGGTTCCTCGAAGCTAACGGCGTAAACACCGACCTCATTGTCCGCCAGCTTACTAATCTGGCCACCCAACGTGCAGCGATGGAGCGGGCGCAGCAGGACGCCGCAGAGTCCCTCAGCCGCCTTGGTACCAACGAGAACGACATCCGGGCGAAGGCTGAGCAGGTTGAGGACGTTACCAACCGGCTGAAGGAACTGCAGAGCCAACTTCTGCAGGCACAGAACACCAGCGGCCCGAACATCGGTGGCGGAATTGACACCCCCAGAGTGCAAGAGCTGAAGGAGAAGATTGCTGAGCTAAACGTAGAGCTCGATCGTCTGGTGGAGGAGTCTGCAAACGTCCAGGAGGCCCTGATCTCTGGTGCAGAAGCCTTTGCTATGCAGTTGCGCGAGATTGACGGCTACATCGGGGGCATTGAGCGGGTAAACGGGCTGTGGGCCAAGACCGCTGAACTCAGCTGGCAGCCTGGCAGCCTTGACCAGGCCGGCTTCGACAAGTTCGCTACGGCACAGGAGAAGGTTGCAGCGGCTTCAGAGCGGCTCGCTGCAGCCCAGGCCGAGTTGAACAGAGTGCAGGAGGCACAGTCCCGGATTGATGCGGGCTCAGGGACTACAGAGGACAGCCGGTTAGTAGGGGCGACCAACACTAAGCGCATCCTTGAGGAGCTCGAGGAGGCTGAGCTCAAGCACCAGGAAGCGATGTGGGAGCTTACCGACGAGCGACAAAAGACCTCTGCGGCTGACCTTGCTGCCCGCCAGGAGCTGGCCGAGTCACAGATGGATGAGCAGGTATTGGTTGAGCTCCTCCGCTCTCGGTACGCCGATCTGAACGGCGAGCTCGCTATCAGGCAGGCTATCAGCGCCGGTGGCAGCGAGTACGCTGCTGAAGGGTTGAGGGAAGAGCACGAGATCATCGAAGAACTGATGGCCGTGCGCGATCGCCTTAACTCCACGCTGAAAGAAGGGGAGAAGTCTACAAGGTCTGCCTCGGCGGCGGAGCGCGAACTGCAGCGAAGCATTTCCGAGGCAACGCGCACTTACGAGGCGCTCCTGAAAGCGTCTGACCCGGTAGCTGCCAGCATCAAAGATATGGCGGACAAGGCCAAGCAGCTGGACCTGCTTCTCAAAGAGAATGAGATCTCTGCAGACCAGTACGCAGTCGCCCTCCGACAGCTCAAGAAAGAGCACGTCGAGTTGACCATCGCCCAGGATAAGAACCGGGAGTCGCTCGAGAACCTGCGAGATACTTACCTAAGCTCTGAGTTTTCCAGCGAGGCAGAGGACCTCAGCGAGCTGAATCGACTGTACCGCGAAGGTGCTATCGAGATGGCCGAGTACGCCCGGATCAAGGGCGAGATGATGGAGCGCAGCCGTGAATCAGCGCTCAACGGGGCGCCTACCGTCAACTACCGCAATCAAAACGGCTCAGGAACCCTCGGCAATGAGTTCGTCGGGGCAATGGTTGACCGCAGCGAGGGGCTCAAGTGGTACCAAGACCGCGGAGACGCGCTCTTCGACGGTTACGAGAACCAAACCACTGGCATCCACCAGGAGGCCGACCAGAAAGCGGCAGACCTCCAGGCACAGCTCGAGGCGGAGGCGATCACCCGAGAGGCCCACGCTGAAAGGCTGATGCAGATTGAGCAGGAGAAGAACGCAGCGCTGCTGGCCGCCCAAGAAGCCTACGGTGAGCAGTCCAAAGCGCTGGATGACAGCCGCGCTGAGTACACCGAGTCCTCCAGCAAGGTTGCCACGCTCGCTGCGATGCAGTCTGCGCAGAGCTTCCTCGGTATGTTCGCCAGCGCCTCTGAGGAGGCAACGGCTCTGCAGAAGGCGGCTTTCATCGCCCAGAAGGCCCTGTCTGTAGCCTCCATCATCATGTACACCGAGGTCGCGGCTATCAGGGCCGGCGCCGAGCTTGGTCCTTTTGGTCTGCCCCTCGCGGCCATGATTCGAGCCACCGGCTACGCCTCCGCTGGCATGGTCGCGGCCATGGCCATTGGCGATCTGGCTACCGGCGGCAAAGCATCTTCCTCCGGAAACTACGCAGGGGCTTACGACGACGGTGGTTGGATTCCGCACAACAAGTGGGGGATCGTCGGTGAGTACGGCCCCGAGATCGTTCACGGCCCCGCCCAGGTTACGTCGCGCCGCCGCACAGCGAACAAGCTGGGGGGAGAAGGCGGAGGAAGCCTGACTATCGCGCCACAGATCAATGTCACAGTGGAGGGCGGAGACGGCAGCGAACAGGACAACGAGCGTACCGGTAAGCAGATCGGAGAGACCATTAAAAATGTGGTGCTGGCGACTATGCGAGACGAGATGCGGCCCAACGGCATGCTGAACGAGTGGAGGAGAGCAGGTGCTTGAGACCTTTCCTGAAGTAGTAGCACCGGACTGGGGCTTCTCTGACGAGACCTCGGAGGCCCTCCACGAGGTTCAGTTCGGGGACGGCTACAGGCTAACGGTCCCAGCCGGTATCAACTACCAGCGCGGATCGTGGTCATTGACATGGGAACTCGACGAAGCTGGGGTTCAACTTCTCTACCCGTGGCTGAAAGCCAGAAAGTCAGTAACCCCTTTCCTTTGGACTCACCCAGATGGGGAGGTTTATCAAGTCCTGTGCAAGTCGTTGCGCAAGTCCTGGAGGGGTTTCAACGATTACACGGTGTCAGCCACCTTCGTGCAGGATTTTAACCCGGTATGAGCCAGCTCATTGCAACTGATTCACAGCGTCTGAACCTGGACGCGCTAGTGGAGCTATTCACCCTTGACGCCAGGGCGTTTGGGGGTGGGATCATGAGGTTCACGCCTACTTCAAACGGAGGTGCGCCTCTACTGCATAACGGCAATGCCTACATGCCGGTGCCCATCAAGGCTGAGGGGTTTTCGTGGACAAGTACCGGCACACTCCCGCGCCCAACGCTAACCCTTGCAGTTCAAGACATCTCGTTCCTCAGCCTGGTGATCTCCTCGAAGGATCTCCTCGGGTGCCCTGTCATGCGGCTGAGGACCCACAGGAAGTACCTCGATGACGGGTCTCACCCGGACCCGACAGCGACATACCCCGCAGACTACTTCGTCATCAACAAGAAGGCCGAGGAGACCCGGTCGAAGCTGGTGTTCGAGCTTACTCCGAAGTCCGACCAGGAGGGCAGAAAGATTCCCGCGCTACAGGTTCTCCGGGACAGTTGTATGCAGGTGTTCAGGCGGTGGGATTTGGAGACCTCCCAATGGGACTACACCAACGCCACCTGCCCTTACGCCGGCGAGGCCATGTACGACATCAATGGGAACCCGACAGAAGATCCGCTAAAGGCCACCTGCGGAAAAAGGGGCTCAGACTGCGCCGCTCACTTCGGTGCCACTGCGGTACTGCCCATGTGGGCATTCCCGGGTGTAGGGAGACTTTGAAGTGCTGACCAAAGAACAAGAGAACCTGATTCGAGAGCAAGCGGTTGAGGCGTACCCAAACGAGGCGGTATGGGTCCTTACAGAGCGCGGGCTGAAGCAAGTAGAAAACGCCCACGAGACCCCGGAAAGCCACTTCAGGATCAGTAAACGCGAGACAGTGATTGCCCACTCTGAAGGCCTGCTGGCGGTAATCCACAGCCATCCAGACAGAGACCCTGTCCCCTCAGAGGCTGACATGGCCAGCCAGGTTGCCACAGGGGTGCCATGGGGCGTTCTTTCTTGCGATAGCGAGGCTGCCAGTGGAATCAATTGGTGGGGAGGTGAGCGCCCGCCACTGCTCGGCCGGCCATTCATGCACGGCATAACCGACTGCTATGCGCTTATCAAAGACTACTACCTGCAGGAAAGGCAGGTGGTACTGCCTGAGTATCCGCGAGACTGGCGGTGGTGGGAGGCCGGGCAAGACCTGTTTGTAGAAGGTTTTGCTAAAGCAGGGTTCAGAAAAATCACCGCAGAAGAAGCCCGACCAGGTGACGTCTGGTTGGCGAAGATCCGGTCCCGAGTGGTCAACCACGGCGGGATCGTTCTCGACTCAGGGCTGATGCTCCATCAGCTTGGCAGCCCCTCTTCACCGATAGACCACTCGCGCCTGTCGGCCAGGGAGCCTATTGGTCGCTACATCGGGTTCATCACGCATTGGCTGAGGTACGAAGGATGATCAGGATTGTATTTCACGGCCACCTGAAGAAGTTCGGAGAAGAGTTTTATCTGGACGCGGCATCCCCGGCGGACGCTGTAAGGGGTCTTTGCCTCCAGATAGACGGACTTGAGGACGTCATCAAAGCCGGCAATTGGCACGTTATCAGAGGTCCGCTGGAGGAACAGGACGACCTCACTGAGGAGATGCTAACCCTGCCCTTCGGCGCCACTACGGAGATGCACCTGATCCCGGCTATCGAGGGGGCTGGCAACGCCGGCGGTATCCTCAGCGTGGTTGTAGGCGCCGTTCTGGTCGTGGCGGGGGTTATGACAGGCAACCCTCTGCTCATTGCCGCAGGCGCCGGGATAATGCTTGGTGGCATCGTAATGATGACTATGGCCGTTCCTGTCGCGGATTCTGACCAAAACGGACCAGAGGAGAGGGGGTCATTCCTGTTTGGAAAGCCTACCAACTCCACCAAGCAGGGTGGGGCGATACCTCGTGGCTATGGCAGGTTCAGGGTAGGCAGCGTGGTTGTCAGCAGCTCCGTCGTTGCTGAACAGTTGCTCGATTCTGACGGCAATGAACTGCCATCAGATGAAACCACTCAATCAGTCGACTGGCCGGCTAACTGGCCTGTAAACCAATTTTTTGATTAAGGCGCAGGGTAGATGAAAACACTGGACATCCATGGCGCGGGCGGCGGCGGCGGAGAAAGTCAACGGCAGCCGAGAGAAGCCAAAAACACCCTGCAGTCTACAGCCAAGGCGAAAATCCTTGACCTGATTCAGTACGGCAAGATGCTCGGCCCGGTAAACGGCCTGCAGTCCATCTTCCTGGACGGCACACCCTTGCAGAACCCAGACGGCACGATGAACTTTGAGGGGATCCGTGTTCAGTTCCGCTCTGGTGAACCAGACCAAGAGGTTATCGAAGGGTTCCGCGGGGTAGAGAACACCCAGGACGTCTCTACAGAGGTCAAGCACGGCGTTCCTATCGTCCGATCGGTGACGAACCCAGACGCAGACGCAGCTGTGGTCACCATCCAGCTCCAGGGCCTTTCCAAGCGGAACTCCTCTGGGGACCTACTGGGGCACAGTGTCACTATTGCCGTCGAGTGGAGCGTAGACGGAGGGCCTTGGACGACGGCGGTGCAGGACACCATTCGCGGCAAGACCATGAGCCCTTACCAAAGGTCTTACCGAATCAACTTCGGGCAGGTGTATGGCACGGTCAACCTGCGGGTATCCCGCATCTCTGAAGACGATGATGATGACTCGGGAACTACCAGTTCCACGTTCTGGGCGTCCTTCGTCGAGATCATCGACAGAAAGCTCAACTACCCGGAAATGGCCCTCGTCGGGATTGAAGTAGACGCCAGGGAGTTCGGCAACAAGATGCCCTCCCGCGAGTACGAGATGTACCTGAGTGAGATCCAGATCCCGAGCAACTACGATCCGACTACACGAGAGTATTCTGGGATCTGGGATGGCACCTTCAAGATGTCGTGGTCTGACAACCCTGCGTGGGCTTTCTACGACCTGGCGACACACCCTGTAATCGGCGCCGGCATGCAAAACGTCGACAAATGGGTGCTCTATCGCATCGGCCAGTATTGCGACGAACTGGTGCCGAACGGCAAGGGCGGGATGGAGCCGCGGTTCACGATCAACACCCTGTTTGCCAAGCAGGAAGACGCTATTACCGCCTTGAACACCTTGGCGTCCATCTTCCGAGGCATGGTCTATTGGGGCTCAGACGCAGTCACTGCGTCTGCGGACATGCCGGAAGACCCGGTCAAGCTGGTCACCCCGGCTAACGTCAAGGACGGTGATTTCACCTACACCGGCACCAGCCTCAAAGAGCGCCACAGCGTCGCTGTGGTCATGTACAACGACCCGGACAACAACTACGAAGCCACTCCGCTGGTCTGGGAAGATCCAGACAGCATGCGCCTATTTGGGTACCGAGAAACCAAGGTGACCGCGGTGGGGTGCACTTCCAGAGGTCAGGCGCTCAGACTGGCCAAATGGATCCTGTACTCGGAAAGGATGGAGACCGAGACGGTTACCTACACCACCTCCGTCGACCACGCTGACCTTCGCCCAGGCAATATCATCAAGGTCATGGACCCAAGCAGGGCAGGGGCAAGGCTTGGCGGCCGAGTTAAGGTCACAGGGTTAGACCAACTGACCCTGGATGCGGTGCCGGAAGGGACCGACGAGGGTACCTGGTACCTCAGCGTCGTCTTGCCCGACGGGGTGATTCAGAAGGTAGAGGTTGAGTATTTCGAGGGCAATACCGTTTACCTGCTGACCGATCTCGCTTCCGAGCCGTCGGTAGGGGCCATGTGGGTCCTGTCGAGCACATCTCTCGAACTTCCTGAGTTTCGGGTAGTTTCTGTCAGAGAGGATGGCATCGAGTTCCACATCACGGCCACCGAGTACCACAGGAGTAAATACAACGAGGTTGAGCTCGGGCTCAAGATCCACGAAACACCGGACAGCCTGATTCCTTCTGGGCCTATACCGGCCGTAACAGGATTAGAGGCAGCTGCGTCCACATACCTCGCAGGTGGGGCCTCCCACCAAAAGGTATCTTTCAGCTGGTCACCCAGCCCTGACCCGCGCGTTCTCGAGTACGTGCTGGAGCTTTGGGGGCCAGAAGAAACCACTTGGCGCACGGCTTACGCCGGTCCTGGGCTTATGCACGAGGAGCTGGACGCCGAGGCCGGCCAGTGGATGGCGCGGGTGAAGGCAGTCAACGGCCTCGGCGTGTCCTCCCAGTGGGTGGCTGCTACGGTAAACGTGGCTCACCTGCTGCTGCCGGTTAAGCCTGACTACGTTGATTTCTCTATCGGCACTTTCAGCATCTCACTGCGCCCTCGCAGTTCCTACCCTGGTGCTATGTACGAGTTCTGGCGTTCTGACGCGCCACTTACGACCGACCTGATCGAGAGCAACGCCGTCAAGCTATCTGTCTCCACCGACCTTGTCGACACCGGACTCAGGTCAGCCACGACCTACTACTACTACATCCGAGGAGCCAACGCATACGGGGTTTCTGACTGGCTGCCAGCGCAGGCAACCACAGGTGAGGATTTCGACGACATTCTTGACGCTGTAGACACAGAGATCCGCCGACCAGGCGGCCTATTCGAGCAGATGGTTGAGGAGTCGAGCAGCGCCGTCGCCGACGGGGTTGGTGACATTGTCTCCGGTCAGGTAGAAAGCGCCATAACTGAAGTCAAAGACGACGTCTCGGCGCTAAAGGTCTCAGCCTACCTCGAGTCGATCAGACATGCCGCGGCCATGGCAATGGGGGAAGGGGCTTCGGCCAGAGCGGCGGTGGAAGAGGCCGTCAGAGCCTCGGAGGACGCTGACCTGTCTCTTCAGATCACCTCTCTTTCCTCCACTGTGGGGGCAAATAAGGCCGAGCTTGATCAGGCTATTCTGACCCTGGCGGATGCTGACTCGGCGCTGGCAGCCCAGATCAGCGAGCTGCAGGCGCAGGTAGGCGGGGACATTTCTGCCGCGCTCGCTCAGGAGGCGCAGGCGCGGGCAGACGCTGACTCCGCGCTATCCAGTCAAGTGTCGACACTGACCACCCAGTTCAACGCCAACAGTGCAGCTGTGCAGGATTCCCTGACAACCTTGAGTGACGCTGATAGCGCCCTCGCTGCGCAGATCACGGCGTTACAGGCACAGGTAGACGATGACATCTCTGCAGCGCTCTCGCAGGAGCAGATTGCCCGTGCAGACGCTGACAGTGCGCTCGCTGCACAGATCACTTCTCTTGAATCCCAGATGGGCACCGACATCGCTGCCGCTGTGCAGGTGGAGACCAGTGCGAGAACCGCTGCCGATAGCGCCCTCGCTGCGCAGATCACGGCGTTACAGACACAGGTAGACGAGGACATCTCTGCAGCGCTCTCGCAGGAGCAGATTGCCCGTGCAGACGCTGACAGTGCGCTGGCTGCACAGATCACCTCTCTTGAATCCCAGATGGGTACCGACATCGCTGCCGCTGTGCAGGTGGAGACCAGTGCGAGAACCACTGCCGATAGCGCCCTCGCTGCGCAGATCACGGCGTTACAGACACAGGTAGACGAGGACATCTCTGCAGCGCTCTCGCAGGAGCAGATTGCCCGGGCAGACGCTGACAGTGCGCTGGCTGCACAGATCACCTCTCTTGAATCCCAGATGGGCACCGACATCGCTGCCGCTGTGCAGGTGGAGACCAGTGCGAGAACCACTGCCGATAGCGCCCTCGCTGCGC